TAAAAACAGTGCTGGATTTAACAGAACAGTGGAACATGCTGAACAAGGACACCGGAAGCATGCTGGTGACAGGAGTTACCCTGGTACGCAGCGATTTTCTCAGGGAAAACCGCTCCCCTGTTGCAGACTTCATAAAGGACCATGAGGCCTCCACCCTTTTTGCCACAGAACATGCGGAGGATGCATCCAGGCTGATTGCTGAGCAGGGTATTGTGGAGAAAGCCCCCATTGCCCAGAAAGCCCTTCCCTACTGTAATATTGTATGTCTGACCGGTCAGGAGATGAAGGACGCATTGAGCGGTTACCTCTCCACCTTACATGAACAGGACCCAAAATCCATCGGCGGACAGATGCCCGGAGATGATTTTTACTATATGCCCTAACCCCTGACTGCGGAGACATCCTTCATGAATCAACCTACAAATCACATCACACGAATACGTAAATATCTGGTTTGGCTGTTCTGGATTGCAGTATGGCAGACAGCCAATCTCCTGATACACAACAATATTATATTCGTAGGCCCTCTGGACATGGTAAAGGCCCTGGCAGAACAGGCAGCGGACCCGGCCTTCTGGGCCACCATCCTGAATTCCTTTGCCAGGATAAGTCTTGGATTCCTGGGGGCCTTTGCCCTAAGCATCCTCCTGGGAAGCCTAGCCTACCTCTTTCCCCTGGTAAAGGAGCTGCTGGACCCGGTCATGCTTCTGATTAAATCTGTTCCGGTTGCCTCCTTTGTTATCCTGGCACTGATATGGATTGGCTCCCGCAACCTGGCAGTATTCACCTCTTTTCTGGTGGTGGTGCCCATGGTCTATGTGAGCACTCTGTCCGGGCTGAAACACACGGATAAAAAACTGCTGGAAATGGCCCGGGTTTTCCGTATGCCCATGTGGAAGCGCATCCACTATATCTATGTGCCAGCCCTCCTTCCATACCTTGTAAACGGGTGCCGTACAGCTCTTGGTATGAGCTGGAAATCCGGCGTGGCCGCGGAAGTCATCGGCATACCGGAAGGTTCCATTGGAGAACAGCTGTACTACTCCAAACTGTATCTTGACACGGCCGGGCTATTTGCCTGGACCTTTGTCATCATAATAATCAGCGCATTGTTTGAACGTTTTTTTCTTTATCTGCTAAAGAAAATAAAGCATTAAGGAGCGTGTATGGAATGACCCTGGAATTGCAACATATATCCAAATCCTATGACGGGCTGCCCGTATTAAAGAACCTGAATCTTTCCTTTCAGCAGGGCCAATGTTATTGTCTCATGAGTCCATCCGGTTCAGGTAAAACTACTCTGCTGCGCATTCTCATGGGGTTGGAGCAAGCAGACCATGGCTTGATACTGGCAGACGGAACCCCACAGGACATGAGTTGCCTGCCTGCTTCCGCTGTCTTTCAGGAAGACCGGCTCTGCGAATCCTTTTCTCCGATTGAAAATGTAGCCATGTGTGCCGGCCGGTCGCTCAAGGCTCCCCGCATTAAATGGGAATTGGCCCGCCTGCTTCCGGAGGAATGCCTGAACCGCCCTGTATCCACCTTAAGCGGCGGCATGAAACGTCGTGTGGCTGTCGCCCGTGCCCTTCTTATCCCCTCCCATATTCTTCTCATGGATGAACCTTTTACCGGCATGGATGACGAATTGAAACGCAATGTCATTTCATATATCAGGGAAAAACAAGACGGACGGCTTTTAATCCTCTCAACCCACCAGGAGGAGGATGTGGAACTCATTGGCGGAGAGCTGGTAAGATTGGAAAACTGTATGGACGTATGATATGTACGATATACATTAACCGAGCCAAAGAAAAGCGCTGCAGCCCATGGTTTTCCCCCTGGGCCTGCAGCGCCTTTCACATATAATTCTGAATGCAATTCGTATAAACAGCCTGATTCAGTCACCTGCGCTGGTACGAAAGAATGAACTTACATCTGCCTCATCTGGTCCTGGCAGGATGGTGACTGCATATCGAAGGCAGGGTTGAACGCATAGAAATTCCTGCTGTCCAGCTTCTCCTGGGTGATACGCAGCAGTTCACCGAATCTCTGATAATGAACGACTTCCCTTTCCCTCAGGAATTTGATGGGTTCACAGACGTCATAATCCTTGACAACACGCAGGATATTGTCATAGGTGCTCCTGGCTTTCTGCTCTGCAGCCATATCCTCATGAAGGTCCGTAATTACGTCTCCCTTGGACTGGAACTCACATGCATTAAAAGGAATTCCTCCTGCCGCCTGGGGCCAGATACCTGTGGTGTGATCGATATAGTAAGGTCCGAAGCCCTGCTCTACCAACTGGTCGGCAGTCAGTCCCTTTGTCAGCTGATGGATAATGGCAGCCACGATTTCCAGATGTGCAAGTTCCTCCGTACCGATATCGGTCAGGGTTCCCTTACACTCTTTATATGGCATGGCGTAGCGCTGGGAAAGATAACGCATGGAGGCGCCCATTTCGCCGTCCGGCCCACCGGATGTCAATAACATATGATTAAATTAAGCCCCTGGAATCATGGTTCCGGAGGCTTTTCTGGTTTTATTATAGCATGGATGGAGGGCAATGTCAGTATGTTTTTGGCAATCTATTTGAACCAGGCCCTATGGATGCCGGTCTGCACCAAAAGAATCATTCCCCATTTATTTTCCCGCATTTTATGATACCTTTTGTAACTTTTTGTTGTCACCCTTCCCTTGATAGTCCTCCTCCTAATAGTTACTTTTATAATGTAATAAGTTTTAGGAGGGCTAACATGAAATACGAAAGAGAAACCAGTAACCTGCTTCGACGGCTTGGCGTCAATAATTCCTACATAGGATTCCGCTATACTATCTATGGTGTAATCCGCTCAGTCCATGAACCGGACCTGCTTTCCTATATATCAAAAGGATTATACGTAGAAATTGCGGTTCGGTATAAAACATCTGTGGGATGTGTAGAACGCAATATACGCACCATCATTAATACTATTTGGCTCCATGGAGACCGGAATCTTTTAAACCAGGTTTTCGGCTTTGAGTTGGCACAGAAGCCGCGGAACGGCGCCTTTATTGATGCGCTGGCTCATTATGTTGTACGCCATTATTATGATTGAGGAAGTTAGGGCGCTATCGCAGCGCCCTTCGGTAATCTACCAATTAAACACATACCGACGATTTGCCATGTCGTATTCTTCTGCAATCCGGAGCACGCCCCTGGCATCCGTAATCATGCACTTGCCCTCGTCGCTGCCCTTGACTGGACAGAGCAAAAATGCCTCACCGGCAGGGTCCACCTGGTAACCGGTCAGCATGTAGCCCTCGGAATCGAACAGATACCAACCACAGGTGCCGTCCGTGGCCTCCCGGAGCCAGTACCAGCCATTGGCCGCATAGCTGCCGTCTGTAAACTGATACCACCAACGCTGGCCGTCTGCGGCTGGCTGGAAGCCCTGGGTGTATGTCACTGGTACCGGGGTATAGTCGATGTCGCAGAGCTTGAGGACCTTCTGCCAGGGTGTGGCGGTCACTTTGTTCTCTTTTGTGCCATAATCAATGCCCTTGGCCTCTATGCACCAGCCATCCCCGATATACACCCCGATGTGTCCCGGCTTCCACAGTGCCCAACCGACCATGGTCTCGTTCAGATGGTCGATACCCACGCGCTCCACGGCTGTGTCATGGTAGTTGTAACTGCCACGGATGCGCCCGGTGTACCAGCTGATGAGGCCGCTGCAGTCCGTGCAGCGCTGGCCTATGTACTTGGCTGCCTTGGCCTTGTAGGTGGATGTGTATGTACCTGGGTTCTCCCGAGCCAGGCGGTCCAGTATGGCCTGGGTAAGAATCTCGCCCTTGGCGCCGTAGACGTAAGGGGTGCCCAGCTTGTCCTTGCAGTGCCGTATTAATCCTGCTGCTGTTTTACTCATAGTGTTTTCCTCCATCAAAAAAATAAGGCCCAGGGGCATCCCTGAGCCATGAAAGAACGCCCCCTCTCACAAAGGACGCCCTCATTCATAAATTTTATTTTTCAACCAGTTTTGGCTTTAATTTGTATAACGAATAAACTACATCTACAATCTTTCCTTCCATTCTAAATAACATATACTTCATTCTTTCAAGATTTTCTTCCCTTTGATATGTATTATACATTTCAAGAACAATCTCCATGCCTGTAAGATATTTTTTCATATCTTTAATTAGTTTTTGAGCTTCCTCATTCTCAGGTATGTTTACCACCACTCTTTTAGTCGAACTAATGCTGTTAATATCAGACTTTTTACTTGGCGTAATCGGAACGACTTCTTTATTCTCTGATTTCTCCTTCACCCGAAAGTAATAGTCCACCAAGTAATCGTACACCTCCCACGCCTTGTCAGTGTTTAGGGACTTGGCATGGAGAAGAGCGCCTTTTTCTGTCCAGAGATAGAGGGATTTAGCATATTTTAGGGACATTTGATTTTCACATGTCGTTTTCAATCTCCTTAATTCATCACCTGTTACCTCAATATAATGTTTTCCGAGTATGTATCGATCCTTGTTGTAATTAAAATTGTAGATTATCTTGTCTTTCGTTACTCCATAAGCTTCTGCTATCTGCTTTGTTGTAAGGACACGAATTCCTGTTACTTCTAAAATATCCAATTTTTGTTTTTGCATAATAAAACTCCTTTCAAATTTTGGTTATTGAAAGAAGTTTCACCAACTGATATAATATATTTATCAGATGGGAAACCTCTGGTGCAAAAGTAGTAGTTGCCGGTCGCCAAACTAGCCAACTGCTACTTTTTTAATTCCTCATTAATTTTTTGGTCAAGCCATTCCTTTTTTGTTTTATTCTGTTTAGCTAATTCTTTCTCAAAAGCTTCCATCGTATCCTTTTCAACTTCAACGTGAAATGCCTTTTTTCCTTTTCTTCTTTCTCTGAAATAATCTGACCTGTTTTTTACTGTCTGAGGAATTAACACAAACTCTTTTTTTTCAGCTATTTTATTCACCTCCTTGTTGCATGTAACAAATATATCATGTTGCATGCAACAAGTCAAGATGTGTTTTTAATTCTTTCTATCCTATCAAGAGAAAACCAGGGGTATCCCTGAACCATGAAAAGTTGTGACGTCACAAGTTGCGATATCGCAACGCCTGCTTAACCCCGCGGCGGGAAATATTGGACCACCTCATCTCAGGCATCCATTTTTGTATCCAGCTCTGGCAGGCCTGCTACAGATGTAGCCATGGACAGAATGCCGGCCAGTACAGAGGCGGATGCAACCATAGGCCAGTTAACATCACCCATCACAGCAGCCGTTCCAGTCATGGCTACAAATGTCTGAGCTATTGTTTTTACTGCTCTTCTTCCAGCTGCCCTAAACCATTTTTTTGCGTTCTCACTCATTCTAAAATCCTCCTTTATTGATTAAATATAAAATACCAGCTGCCACCGCGGTTCCGATGGAGCTGGTAAGAGATGTGAAAAAAGTTTTCTTTGCACTGGACCACTGTTTCGCCGGTTCCTGCTCCAGTACCTCCACCTTTTCCTTTATTTCATTTACGCTATCACTAGTATGTTTCATTTCTCCAGTCAATTCCACCATAGTCTTTGACATGATATGTATTTCATTTATGACTGGTTTCAAATCCTCAATCTGATGTGTATTGCTTTTCGACCGTTCCTCTACTTTGGTCAGACGCTCCACAAATTCCGTCTCAATCACATATAGCACCATCCCTTCTATAACAATCTGTAATGTGGCCACTCCTCCCCAAACCACCAGTACCTCAGCCAGTCATCCAGCACAATTCCGGCCAGGCTCACCGGCAGCCACAACATGAAGAACTGCGGACATATCTGCCCCAGGATATTACCCGGCTTATTACTGTAATCCCATACCCCCCAGCCCAACCACAGGTTAACCACACATCCAGTCAAAAACTCAAGTACCGTTATCAGACAGGCGCCGACTAGAATCTGCCGCCACAAAGGCATTTCCCAGGACAGGACCTCATTGATAAGCCCAAGGCCAATAAAACACAGACCACCCAGAACAAACATGGTCCAGTGGCTCCATCCTCTCCAGGCCAGTTCCAGCAGTATGTACAGCAATCCTCCTACATCAAACAGGGTCAGGTACTTATTCAGCAATCGGTGTCCCATATTCACCCACTCCAATCTCTGTGGCTATCTGTACAAGATATGCATTAAGAACCTCAGACCTGTACTGTCTTGGCACGTCCGCACCATAAAATATTTCCTGGACCTCCTCTGTGGTCTGGCAACCGGCAATCCACATGTTAAGAGCGTTACAGTACGTGGTATGATAGGACACATGCCGCATGGCCGCCTGTATGATAGCCTGCATGTCTATTGCCGTGTAATACCGACATGACTGCCCATCGGCGTGGTACTCCAACTGTGCTGCACCGACACTTATCTGACTTAGCTTGCCAAATAAATTCAGCTGGTCGTGCTCCGTCAGGCTGTAATGTTCTGTGGTCCCATCAGACAGTGTGACATTAATTCCGGCATAGATAATCTGCTCACAGGCCGCGGATACTTCGGCCTTCTTACCGACGCGCACTTCTTCCAGCGTGGGGACGTAAGGTTCTGGTGGTTCCGCTGGCTCTGTAGGGGCCGGAGGTGTGTAAACACTGCCGTCATTGGACAGCTCCACCGTTTGTCCATCCTGCTTGTACACCGTCTCGTATCCAGTTAGGGTGGTTGCCTTCGTGCCATCCTCGGTGTAGATGGTGATATCTCCCCAGGCAATTGGGATGGAGCCAGCAAATACAACCTGCATGACATGGGACGACATGGGACGAATACTTTTAATCTCGTACAGCATGTCGGATTCTCCGATTTTAATTTTTTCCATGGCTTTTACCTCTCTTTTTTGTATTTTTATGTATTATAAAAGGCCCTCAAGGGGCCTGAATTTTCGTAGTTGCTGTGTGTTATACCAATAAGAACCCAAAGATAACAATTGCCGAGTACAACAGTAATTTTGCGATATCTCCCACAACCTGGACTGCCGCATTCAATCTATGGCTTTCATCAGGACTATATATAGTAAAACATTCAGCGTTAGCTCCGAAAGGTGTCAGCGGTATTTGCTTAAGTATGACAGTTCCGGGCGTTGATGAGCAGCAAACAGATCGAGGTAATGATGCTGGTGTCAGGGGAATAATTGGTACCAATATTTATTATTTGCCATCTGGCGGTACCTATATCGGGCATGTGTACGTAAATCATAACACGACGGCTACAGTCAATAATAATCTTAAAATACTGAAATTATGGTGATTTGGTGATAGTAAATGATTATTTTAAGTAATAGATATTTTTGCCAATCCTACAATATCCCGCTGCTGCATCCCAAGTATTCCACGCCAATCGTGATGTTATTGTTCCCGTATCCGGGTCAAAAGTTAGGGAAAAGCCTGTTCCCCAATCCCTGGAGCCAAACATGCTAAATGCTGAACTGGATTTACCTATAAAGAAAATTTGAATGTTGTATCCCGCTGAAATCCATACCATTTTAGCCCCAACTAATTCCGGGATTGTAACGGATGCATTTCCTGATGTAGAGGTATATCCATCAAAATTCTGTACTTTATGTATTTGCATTCTACCTTCAAAATTGGTATTGAGCACAGTATAAAGGTCCATCAGTACCTTGCCCTGAGCAGCCGACAGCGGCAATTTAGCATTGTTGGTCACACAGTTATTCACTATCTGTCCAATCAAGCAGACGCCAGTCATCCAATTCTTTGTGTCCTCGAAAAATTTCTTAACCTTGCCCAGAAATGTCTTCGTGCTTTCGCCGGCCACCGGTACCGGGAACTCGGTTGTGGTAGTCTCCAGGGTTTTTACGGTCATCTCGGAGACATCTCCTCCTGATGCCACCGGGCGTTTCTTGAATTCCGCATCTATGATGTCCGCATTGTCGTTTAAATCCAGTATGTCAATCGGATCCGTTTCCTCTGGTTTCTTCAAATTATAATTCGGTGTTAACTGCATACCCTATGCCTCCTTTAATATTCTTACTTCGCTCCATGTCATGGGCCGTATCTGTGCCCAGGTATATGGCTTGACTTCCCGCCAGATGGTATATCGGTACTCAAACCGGTACGCCAGATGCGCCGGCTTAATATCCTCCAACATTGCGATAAATGCCTGCATATTGCGTGGGATACCTTTAATTCCAACAAACCGGATAACAAAAAGGTGGCTAGGGTTGTCCTCAATCACCTTCACCTCACCACCTGAAAATGCCACTGCGGTATCCTCTATCATCTTCCTGGTCGTGGTTCCCTGCCCCCGCAGTTTTGCCATGAGTATTTCCCTGCGCTGCTCATAGGTCAGGGACATATTCGTGGCCACGCCAAACATCTGCTCCCATCTGGACAGCCCCCAGGTGGCCGTTACGATATAACATTGGTCAATCAGTTCCTCCAGCTCGTGCTGCAGTTGCCCTACCTCATACCCCTGTGTCCGGTAGATTTCCGCAAGCTCCCTAATCTCAGCCAGGAAAGGCGGGGCATATTGGGCCAGATCTACGAAATACTCCTCAGGGATATTGCTGCCGGCGCGCTCCTGGGCATACTGATTACGGCCATATTGTATATTGCCATACATACCTTACACCCCCTTGAGGTCACCCCAGGTCAGGGGAGGGTTGCCGCCGGCGGTCACATGGCCCTGGGCATTGACAGTTACGCTACGATATGTTCCAGCTTTTACGCCACTGTCTGGATGGGTATAACCAATGCTTGTCTCGGGCGGTGTATATCCCAAGGCCGTCACCACCTCAGCCTTGGTCATTTCTGACCGTATCGCTGCTCCACTCTTATTCTCTACGTTTCCCAGCCCAACCTGAGACTTTGTGACGTTGTGGGGATTAGATTTACTACTGATATGGGTATAAGCATTATCGTACTCCATCTTGTTTTCCTTGGACAGCAGGCCATCCACGTTCTGAGTGGCTTTAGGGATTGCATTAGCTGAGATGGCAACCCAGGCTGTGCCGCTCCAACGGTATGTATAGTCCGTATCCTTGACATTGACGGTCCACCCATCATCTGGATTGGGGTACGTAGTGGCAATGTCATCATAGGTATCAACCGCCTCCTTCCAGTCAATGGATGTTTCCAGCGCGGAGAATTTATTATCAACTTCATTCCGGGTGTACTTATCGTCCCAGTTTGGCTTATTGGTATTGATGGTAGCTCGTATGCCATCCTCCGCACTTTGAGCTCTCTCCGCCTCAGTAACAACCAGGCCGGCCAGCCTGGCTTCCTCCTGCATGGCGCGGTTGCTTTCCGCCTGCAGGTCATCTGTCAACTTCTTTTCTGCCTCCAGGGCTCGGTCCTCTTCTGCGTTCAGCGCCTCCTGCGTCCCAACAATGGCTTCCTGTACCCGGTTAATATCATCACCCTCAACGATATCCCCATCGGTCTCATAGCTTATATAAACCACTGGTACCTCCGCTTGCACCCTGACAATACGCTTCCATGGCGCCAGACTGGGAGTGGATAGGGTATAGGTCTCCAAACGCTCCCCGGTAAGCTTCGGTCCAGTCCAGACAGACAAGGTAGCTATATTGATATTGTCATGCTGCAGCTCGGCTTCATAAACACCATCAACAAGAGGGATTTCCTCCTCGATGACGTAGATATTCCCATCAACCTTATTCAGCTTCTCGTAAAATTTGCTTGTCTGCATCACATCACCTCCAGCGTGACGGTTCCCACCACTGCGATTTCTTCATCAGACAACGTTACATTTTCGGATACACCGTTAAGCAACAACTTGGAATAGTCCTCAATGCCATCCGTCCCCAGCAGCAGGTTCCCAATATGGGCCATGCTGGCATAGGACATATCCAGGGCCTCCTTACGCAGGTATGCGGCCAGGGATATCCTGAATGCCTCCTGTACAGTTCCCAGGTTCCGTCCTGCCTGTAGCCGGATGTCTGCTGACACATTGACAGCCTTTTCCACAACAGATGCCACGGTCACATCTGCGCCGATAGGGCGCAGCTCCTCAATATGGTTTTTGACCGTCTGCAGCAGGCCAGCACCCGCGGCGGACATATTGGCATCCGCTACGATGACCTTGACTGTCCCCGGTCCATTGGCCAGCGGGAATACTTTGGCCGCCCCGATTCCTTCACACTCCATGGCCCAGTTGTAATAATCATACCGGTTGCCGCTGGTAGAAGGTTTCTGGACCTTTGTCAGATATCGCTCCAGCAGGGCTTGCGTGGACTCCTCGTCACTCCCATCCTCAATAAGCTCCGTAAGCTCTGCCTTTGTGAGCCCCTCGATGTAATCAATGGGGACTAACGTTCCCAGTTCCCTGTTCCCAACAGCGCCCGCTGTCTCGCATTCCATTCGGTAAGCTCCTTCTTCTATACGGTCCATTGCGACATAATTTAAGGTCCCCAGTGAGAACCGGGAACCTATTTCTATATCCTTGTTAAATTCACCTTTCAAAACGGCCTTGGTTGCCGGATGAGGGGTTATGTTCCATTCCGCACAGCGCTTAATCAAATACTCCCGGGTTGCCGTACCAGCAAACATCTGGTCAAGGGTCCAATCAAGTCCTATATATGCATTTTGCAGTTCCACCGCAGTAGGTGCCATGGCTGTATATATGGGGGAACTCTGCCTTGTGTCTATTCCCGGACTGTCATCCTTTGCTCTCTGAAGCATCCTGTCAAGGATGACCTCATATGTGGAATCTTCATACATTACACTTTCACCTCCCTGGATGCGTCAATCTCGCCATACTGTGTATGAACAATGAATGTCACTGATAATTTCCGGCCGGACTCCTTAAAGGAAAAAGCATCGACACCCTGTATCCTGTCATCCTGCATCAGCGCCTCCTTGATACGTTTCTTTATTTTTGATTTGACAAGTCCCATAGATTTGCCAAATAAGTCTTTGAATTCCACACCATAATTCCAGTTATATATCAGCCAGTCATACCGTTCCGTATTCAGGATACAGTATATGGCCTGGCGCATGGCTTCCTTTCCGTCCACGTAGTCAGACAGAGATTTTTCATGCATCCGGAATGTTTTTGATGGGATCTGGCATATCTCAAAATCATTTTCCAGGATATCTCCTGTCTTTGGCAGCATCACGCACCTCCTTCCTAATACCGGTCAATTACAAGGTACTGCTGCGCCCCTCGTTTCTGTACCAATATAACCGCCTCCCCGCCTTTCAGGGCATTCTTCACCGTGACCGCAACATCACCCACTCCCGGTATTGACATCTGTTCCACATGGTCCGTCAGATACCGCGGTATGAGCAGCTGGCCGGCTGTGGCAGTTATCTTCTGATCTATCTGCACTGCCACCGGAGACGTCCCCGTCACAGTTCCCAAGAGTACGCTGCACGGTTTTGCCGCTTCCTCCGCCTGCCGTGAAATATTTCTTAAGTTCTCAATCCAATCATTATCCACTTATTCCAGCTCCTTTCAATGTTAGGTCCATGGTATGAACACCCTTATCAATTGAATGCGTGACGGCTTCCACCAGCAGATAGTTCCTGAGCTGCATGTCCTTCACATCCAGGAACACGGGTATAAGGCATCCGGCCCGTACCTTGATATCACCAAATGCTTTCTTGATGGATAGGCTTTTAGAGGGACGGTTGTACAGGCCCAAATACGTCTCCGCTATCTTCTGACCGTCCACCCCCTTGTCCAGAGACTCGCTCATCTGCAGGACACCCCACTTGTTGATATTCTCCGTGTGTTTGGTCATAAATACATCACGCTTCTTTGAATCATCATTTTCACGGAACAGCTTAATCTGATTATAGGTATTCTTATCAATACTGACTGTAAAGTCATAGTCTTGGGCCGTCTCGTCATCAATCATCACATTGAGCTTCATGTCCTCTACGTTCCTGAGAGTAAGCTTCCCAACATCGTCATACAGCACAAACATCTTCCCTGTGGCCATCATGGTCAGGTCCAGGGCATTCAGGATAATATCAAACAGTGCCGTATCCGGCTCATTCCGGAAAGGTATCGGGTACCCAGTGTCCTCCAGGGTACCTGTCCGTAGATTGAAGTCACCAGCAATCATCTGGATAACCTCACCCGCTGTCTTATTCTCATAATTGTAGCTGTCCTTATTCTTAAGGTACCGGAGCTGGTCATAGGCCGTGACCTTGACCTCTTCGTCACTGCCCCAGCTCCGCTCAAAGATAAAGCCGAAGAACGTGGGATTCCCATTCACATCCAGCCGGACGGCGTTCCCCTCTTCGATTTTCAGTTTCCCATCTGATATAATAGAGAAGGAGCATTTCCCTGGCTGCCCCTTGCGTTGGGTCTCCCAGGTTATGCTCCCTTTCACTGCCGGCTCATAGACGGTCTGTCCGTTTTGTATATATACATGCACATTCATTGTTTCAACTCCTTATGGCATCACTAGCACCAGGCCAGGGTGAATTAAGTTGGGGTTGCTAATCTTATCCCGGTTTAAATCATAAATCTCCTTCCACCGGCTCCCATCCCCCAGCTGCTTCTTTGCAATGTTCCACAGGCAGTCCCCTGATTTTACAGTATACGTTTTGGCCTGCGGCTGCTCAGCCGGGCGATTCTCCTCCGGTGTTTCAGCCGTTGGAGTCGCCTGATCTTCTATAATAGTAAAATTCATGATTTTCGTCCCATAATGCCTGGCTTCCTTCATGGTGACGGATACCACCAAATCCAGGCCCTCCTTCACATCATCCGACACCTTGTAGTCCTCCAGGGTCACATCCATGTTGGTGTCGAAGGAATCTCGGATGATGATGAACTCAAAGGCGTCCCCACTCTCCTTAAGGTCCTGCAAGCGGCTGATGAACTCCTCCGCATCTTCCACACTCCCGTCCCACATGGCACATGGATAGTCCATCTGGGGCAGGACCACGTCAATGCTGATTTCCGCAAGGCCCGGAGGCCGGGTTATGTTTATTTCCTCTCCGTTAATCAGAGTGGCTGTCTCATTCTGGCCTGGATACTTGATGGGTATTTTCTGCGGAGGGATGGGAAGGAGCATGTCGTCTATGTACACTTCGTATGCCATCAGATATGCCCTCCTTCCGCTGCGGATGCCAGGAACTCACTGGTGAACATGGACAGCGCCCGGCCCATGTCGTCAAAGTCGGTTTTCTTGGTCAGGGTGTTGCTGTTCTTGACATCCACCTTAAGCTCGGCCAAGGTGAAACGGTTGATTACTTCCTGCTCCGCGGCATCACGCATGTATTTCAAGTCCTCGTCCAGGACGTCCATGGAGTCGGCCATTTTAGCGGTGTTACCTGCCGTATTGCCAGTGTTCAAAGCGATATTATCAGTCGCTGCTTGTGCTGATGCGTTGTATCCAGCTCCAGCCTCGCCACCAGAACCATTAAATAAATCCATAAACCCCGACTCATACTCAGCTCCCCGGTTATACCAATCAGATGCAACCTGCGAATAATCTTTGAAATCTCTTGTCTTTACAATCTCAACCCATTCTGCTTCGCTTTTTGCATTTTGGGCTGCCGCATCAAGCTGGGACTGAAACCGGTCAAGCCCCGCTGTGATACTAACCTCAACTCCAGGTATCTTGTTTATTACATCCTCTATGGCATGGGCCATATTGGAGACATATCCTATCACGTTTGAGGCCAGATCATAAAACAGGACTTCAACTGCCCCAATCGGGTCATTCCAAACATTGTAGAAAAAGTTAATAAATTCGGCTATTATATTCCAAAAATAAATAACTGAATTATATATGTGGGCAGCCAATACACCGAAGGCCCCAGCTATGATACCTGTTGCGCTGACAGATGTACCCGCGAATTTATTAAAGACTGCTACACCAGCATAAATTGTGGCTATTAATAGTATAATTCCGCCTACTATCCATGTAATTGGACAAGCTAACAAAGCTGCATTAAGACCATTTTGAGCTGCCGTCTCCAAAAACGTTGCCGTTGTTCCAGCTGCTGTAACGCCTGTTCTAAAAGCTTCACGTGCTGCAGCAATGGACTTTAGAGTATTGCTTACTCCTTGTACCACATTGCCCGCTGCAATTGCACCATTATACAGCACAAGTGCTGCCGTTGCTCCTGCAATGATAGGCGCTAACCAAGACCAGTTATCTGCCACCGCGCTACCAACATCCATGATTATCCCAAATGCCTCCGTACCTATCTGGATGAATCCACCGAATACATTTGCAAATGTCACAATCGCAGAATTAATCTGCGGCATCCTGGCCTGGACCTGCAGAAGCAGATTATTAATCTGTGGTAATGCACTCTGTCCTGCATTACCAAACGCGTCCTGAAAACCTTTCTGCAATAACTGCATTCTGGTTGTAGTATCCAAGGCATTTTCATTATAAGCAGCCAAGGCATCACCGCTCTGCTGATAAGCCAATTCCAGAACAGCCTGGGCCTTTGCCGCATTACTCACTGCATCAGTGCTGGAAGCAAGTCCCATTGCAACTGCCTGTTGTTTCACAATTGTTTCATTCACCTGGATTCCTAGTCCTTTCAAGGAATCATATTCACCAGATAGTGACGATTGAAACGCCCCCGAAACATCCTCTGCGCTCTTCGTGGCACTATTGAAATTAGTCAGTGCCCCAATTAGGTGCATGTATTCCCCTGTCATTTCCGTAGCTTGTTCCCTCTGCATCCCCATCGGTACCAGAAGGTCCTGCATGCCGGATGCCATTGACCTGGCCTCCGCAACCGTGGCTGGGGTTAAAGTTTGAAAGTCAGATATAAATTGGTCTGCTGAGTTAGTCATTCCCGAAAAAACGGTATTATACTTTGCTTCAGTAGCTTCCAATTGGGCCGCAGACTCATAGGTCATCTGAGCAGCCTCCTTAACCATAAGACCGATTCCCAATGCCCCCGCTATCCGCCCAATCTTTCCCGCAAGACCATCGTATGCATTACCCCCACTTTGGACAGACTCATTAAACTGCTCCTGAGCTGACACATTATCCCTTATATTCCGTTCCGCCACGTTCACCGCAGAATTAAGCTGCTGATAAGCCTTATTCGCCGCGCCAATGTCCATCCGTGAAATGGCTGCGTTCAGCTCATTCTGGATAGGTACTATCTGACTAAGATTTCCTCTCATTGCCTCTATTTGGTTATTTGTCTGTTCTGTCCTCAGATTAACAGGTATATTATTAAGCTGTTGTACTTGGTTTGACAATGACTGGATACGGTTCTGGATCGATGCCATATCATTCTGCATCCCAGGCGGCGTTACTATCATCTTTTGAGCTTGAGCCGATATCGCCTGCTGTGTCTGATATAACTGCTGTGCAATCTGGTTGGCCGATTGATATTCAGCTGCAAACCTATCCTCTCCAGTATTGGTAAATACTTTAGGTTCCGATGATTGCGCCCAAGTGGGTTCTAGCACACTTACCGGCTTGTTTTGTACGCGTTCCAGTTCTTCCTGATACTGTACCACTGCCGCTGATGCACTATTTACCTGTTGTACTGCTGCTTCCCATTGGGCTGTACTAATTGCTGTCTCACTGGCCATCCGGGCAGCCCCAAAGCTGCTTACCATCATATTCATGGCGGTGGTGATGGAGGATAGAACTGGTGACATCCTGTCGTCTATTTGTATGGATGTTGATATAGCGGACATACGTTCACACTCCTTTCCTAAAAATTTATATAAAAAGAACGCCCCGAAAGACGTTCTGATTATTGTTGCATTCATCGCTCCCCGAAAAGGGAGCGAATCAATGCTGGCCTCCAGGTTGACGGCCTGCATATTTCAATCCACGCTCCCCGTTCAGGAAGCGACAAGGCATGACATTAGAAAAAGTTACGGGTGGTCATTATTTCAATCCACGCTCCCCGTTCAGGAAGCGACAGCAAGTATTGCTACTTGCGACTACTATTATACCATATATTGTACTATCACAATATGCATTTCCATATTAGTATCCTATTTTAGGTCAAAAAACTGGTGCGAATGCTTTAGCAATATCATGTCAGCTTGACATTCGCACCAATCCTATTTATGGCTCTACGGGGATGGTAATTAATCTCTGCATACCGCGGCCTCCTCCTTACCATCTTTAAGGCCAGCATAATATGCCCGGTTGATTACCGTCGCAATCGCCTCGAATAATTCCCTGTCACCTTCATTTGGCTTCTTTAAATCCGCAACTTTACGGCATGCATATTTTTCTACATCTACTGGATATGTCATGAGCATGCCACCTCCCCACTTTTACCAAAGGTCATTGCCAACTGCTCATACGCTGGAATTCTGATAACATAATCTGGCACATTAATGCCAGCCTGGAGGAATATATCCCGTACTGCCATTGCAATTTCATGGGGAGGAATACCCTCACTTTTCATGATTCTCTCAAATAGACGCCCCGCATTCGTTGCGCTCTCAATAGCCGCCGCAGATACTGGATACTGGCAAGTAGTGGTCACAGAGTATGTACCGGTTTTACGGAGAGCTGGAAGAACCTCCATTGCTAGCCAGTCTTGAAAATTTTCTGCAACCTCATTGTTTGCTTTAAACGCAAGTTTATAGACCCCCGGTTCAGGGATATATGACCCCTTTGCCACTTCAGCAGATGTACCGAATAGTTTTAAATATTCATTGACCCGTTTCCATCTCACGCAGACATTGCCACTTTTGGCAACGGTGGTTAAACCAAGGCTAATAGCCACTGATTCAGCGTCAAACTGATAGTTTCCATACTCATCGACCATAACTTTTACATTAAAATCATCGTTTCCAAACACTTTAATTTCATTCTGCATAACCTTCAATCTCCTTTCAAATTTGACAATTCGGAGAAAATAAGGTATGATAACCCTAAGGATAGGGCATACCCTATTCCCTCATGCTTGAGTAAACACATTGCCCGCCAAAGCTACTGTGTTTGCTCTTTTTTTGTTTCTAAATCTTTTTCAAGCAGCTGACTAAGATATTCCTTTATAGACATATCCATGATAACTGCTTGCATCTTTACTCTTTTGTGAAAATCATCATCTAATTCAACAGCAATTCTTTTCACTTTTTTCATCACCTCCTTTAAAAACATTTGTATTTTCTGTATGTTTTTGTTACAATAAAAGTATAAAGTATGTTTTTGTGAAAGTCAATAGAATTTGTGGAATTATTTTTAAGTTCCACATTTATTTACATTTTGAGGTGAATATATGAATATTAAAAACGATAAGTTTCTTTCTATCAAAAAAGAGGTTGGACAAAAGCTACTTTCCATTCGAAAGGAACTGGGGTACAACCAACAAAATGTTGCATCTGCCATCGGGATAAGTCGTGCTGCTTTAAGCTACTACGAAAAAGGTGAACGCTCTGTCGATATCGAAACACTTTATAAACTAGCCACTTTCTATAATATTTCCATAGACTATCTCTTTGGCTTAAAAGATTCTTCTTCTCCAGAATATGACATATCTTCTATTAATGAGATGAAGGAACTGGGCTTATCTAGTGACGCCTTAGATAACATGTGGGGTAACCCTGATTTTGTAATGCTTATAAATGACTTAGCTACACATAAAGACTTCCAAGAATTAGAGGAACTAACATATCATTCCCGTTACACACATTATGAAAATATTGACAATGGCTATCGCTCATTTCTCACTAGCAAACTTCTTTATTCTATGATAGCAGAAATTTTCACACAGTGGTATTCAGATAATCCTAACAGGATTAGTGAATTATCCAAAGAAGAGAAGCAAAAATTAATAAACGATATTGAGGTTTACTTTAAAGATAGAAAAAGAGTGTCTATACTATATGAAACAGGCAAGTACCCTGAAGCCATAGAAAATGAAGCCGAACTCAATTCTAATCTTCGCATTTTATACTCTAAATTAAAAAAATATCTTTAAAACAATATCTTAGTAGCCATCCACCACTGAGTAGGTGGCTTTTTTCTCAATACAAAAAGCACCTGGATTTCTCCGGGTGCTCTGCTTCTACAAACCTAAAAGTTGCTGCTTCTTGGCTTCATATTCCTCTTGTGTAATGGCCCCTACATCAAGAAGATTTTTATACTTTAGAATCTCATCTGCTGGTGACATTTCCGAGTTATTACCACCTTCAATACTTCTCTCTGTTCCTCCCATATCACTTAAACCTAACATAATCTTTTCAGCCTTTTCACAGTAAGACTTAAATAGTATTGAATCAGATTTCACTTTTCCGGTAGGTAACAAATTGATGCTTAATTGAGGATACGAATTATTATAGAGATTAACAATGATTTTAAATTCATTAATTTCTTCCTTCTTTTTAGATCCCGATAGTCCACCCAGAATAGCACCGACACCACCAAATAATAATCCTCCTACCAAAGCGCTGCCTACACCTACGGACAAAATACCAATACCATTTTTTTGACATTCATAGTTAATAATATCATCAAATGTGAAATATAAATTCCCGTATGATTTTAGTTTCCACAGCCTATTTTGTTCATCAATAAAAAGTTCTTTTTCAATAACTTTAGTTTGATGAAATATTCTACTTCTTTGTTGATTTATTTCATTATCATTAATAGCGTCTTTTACTCTTTTTAGATATATATCTTTCCATGCAAGTGTGATTAAACAAACTCCGCATTTAGCGATACAATCCTTACAGACATATCCATCTGCTATCTGATTAACACCTTTCTGTCCACCACATATAGAACAGGCTTCCTTGCTACCCCCAAACAGTCCCATCCTCAATACCTCCATGCCATAATAATCTATCCTTATTATAGCCTGGATTGCCAATTATTTCCACCTCTTTCTTTGTGTCAAAAACCAACAATCAATAATAGTGTTAGTTCATCCATAGCAAAAGCACCTGGATTTCTCCGGGTGCCCTACCTCTTATAATTCAATTACACTCTGTGTTGTTTTTCCTTTATATTCATCAATCAATCTTTTGCTAGCTTCAGGATTTCCCGTTACATCAAACGCAATATAATCAGGTTCTCCATCTTTATCATAAGTTACAATAAGGTAATTGCGTATATTCCTATCGGTTTTTTCTTTTACTCTTCCCCCGATCATGGCTCCTACTGCTCCAAATAGAACAGCACCGCCTACAGCACCCCCAGCGCTTGATACATAATGCTTTTGTATTTCTATATCTGTTTTCGCGCAGACGTCTTTTATTCTATCATTTTTTAAAACATATTTTACGCCATTCGCTTCTATGCTTAACGAATCTTCATAAATTGATACTTTACAAGCTGTGTGTTCAGGTATCTTCAAGCCACTAAATAGGGATAATGTATACTGAAACTTTATACCCAAATCCTTCAACTCCTGATATTTTTCCTGACGAGCTTTTGATTTCTTCTTAGATGACTTACTTGCAGCATTTATGCCTATAAAAATCATAACTACTACCACTGCAATTATTGCCAGATATGGATACGCTTCTGGTGTAATACTCACAGACATATTGGTTCCCTCCGTAATGTGTTTTCCTCATTATACCACATCAGACTCCCAATTACTACCTTCTCCGTCTTCTTCTCTTTCCTCTGCCAGTATTCTTATTGGCCGTCTCCCGGTTCTTCTTATCATTTTTCATTTTAGTCTCTACTGCGGCGACCACATAAGCTCGTTCCTCCTCTGAAAGGTCAAGAAACTCATGCGGCCACCGATGAAGCTTATGGAGACAGTAGTAGGCGATATTCGCCTCCAGGCTGTCCCCTTCTATTAGTTTTTTGCTTCTTCCACCTTATCCTGGAATGTCTGCTTGAATCCGTGGAATTCCTGTATCTTATCCATGAATGCATTGAACTCGCCAGGGTTATCAATCATCTCCATAATCAGTTTTTCTGCGCCCATCACGCCATAGGAGTCCTGCAATTCTTTATCGTTCAGATTTGGGGACACGATACAGGCCGCAGCCATTTTGACAAGGTACTTATTCCCGTCAAACTTCGGCCGGAACATCCCGGGCTTTCCGGTGACCTGTACCTCTGATGTACAGGTATCCCTTATTTCGTTGTCCTCCTTTGTTGTCAGAGGCCTTATTTCCCACAATAATGGAGCGCCCGACTCATCCACAAGTGACTGGGTTGCCGGAATTCTCATGTTTTCTTTTTTGATTTTATTCTTCTTTAAAAATCTGTTTAAATCTCCCATATTCTCTTATCCTCTCTTTCTACTGCATTCCTGGAATATCAGCAAAGGCTTCTGGCATTTCAAATCCTTCGAAAGTGAAATCAAACTCATCCTCCAGGTATTCCGCATCTGCATCAAATCTTGCCAGGACCAGATTGTCTATATTGCAATCATTCAGGATGATTGTCTGTCTCCCCACACTGGACGATGGATCTTCGTTCGTCACTTGTATGTCAAAATATACGTCTTTCCCTGTGTTCTGGAACCTATACATCAATTCCCTAAAACGGCTCGTATTATAATGGAATGTTGCGGAACCGGACCCCTTCAGGCCGATGGCCTTGTTGCCTTTCATCATGCGACCAAGTATTGGAACCTCTGTTTTTACCTTTTCAAGCTTTGCCTCCAGGTTTAGCGCCTGCATGAACAGGAACCGTTCATTATCAATTGTAATGAAACACTCTGCCTTCGTTGCGCTGATTGCCTCCCAAGCATTCATGGTTATATCATTCATCTATGTACCTCCTTCCTTATAAAACAACCACTGTCATGTACAATTGCGACATACAGTTAATCGGTGTCACCGGGCAATTCACCACAACAGACCGCTTGCTGTTCCCGCGCTCTACCGTGATTTCTTTGGACTCCACATCCTCAATCGCCCGCAGCCTTGCCAGTTCTTTATTGTAGGTCACAATGTCATTCCAGAGGCTCACCCGACCCGCATCGTCATTTGGCATAATGCCCAGATACTTTGTATTGAACATGGATGCGATATCATTGCCAATCTGGTCCAGGACGCGCACAGTCTGATTATTCGAGAAATCATCCTTCTTCTCTTCCGTAAAGGTCACCAACGTGTTAATATCCATCAGGACTCGCACATCATCACCCACGCGATGGAACATGAATTTTCCTGAACGGACAGCCCTCGCAAGCTGTTCCTGCGTGTAATCCACATCCACCGTGAGTTCACCATCGTATACGCGGTTCTCGTTGGTCTTGTTAACCGCACAGGCCGCCTGAACCCCGCAGGTCCAGTACACAAGCCCCTGCTCCAGCTCTGCCGCCTTGTTCTCCACGGATATGATTCCCTCATAGTCCGCATCAGCCATCCGGTACATCACTGTTTGGAACTTCACGCCGGCCTCGTCGCGTATCCGTCTGGTATACTCTGTAAATACAGCCTTGACTGCATCATCCATGGATGGGCAGCACAATGTCTGGAATGTATAGGACTCCATCCTGGACAAGAACTGTGCATAGTCCTCTCCGTTGACCGCTTCCCCGTTCGTCCCACCAGTAAATGGGATTCCAGCCGTTGCTGCCAGAGTTGCATCCTTTTTGAACACAACGTACAGATTATCCTTGAGCTCTGATGCCGCTGCCACGGTCTGTCTGTCCACCTCCTTTTTATCAAGCATGGTTTTCACATCAAACTTCGTGCTGTCGTCCACATTGGCGCTGATGGCCAGCATCAGGTCCTTGCCGCGTACTCCACTGTATTTCGCCTGTCCATAATCACAAGCAGCCTTAACTCCTCCATTGAGCCGGTAAAAGATACCTTTTGTGAGATTTTTGAACAGCTCCCTGATCTGCCACATCTGCGGCGCATCTGCCGGATAGCCGAATATCTCCTGGCACCGCTCCTGGTAATCCTGGGCTGTCACAATGAAAGCCTCCTTTTCCGGCCCCCAGCCAAACTCCAGAGGGATTGCCGCCGTCCCACGGTCTGATAGTACCGCAACGCTGCTGGCAGCACTCACAAAATTGATATAAGCCCCGGGAAGTATTTTATTCTGAACCGTAAAGCTTCCGCCTCCTAACATTTATTTCACCTTTCCTTTCATGAATTTATCTATTACCGCATCCACTTCTTTCAATGAATACTTCCTGCCATCTTCCAGCAGGGCACTCACCAGGTCCTTCTTTCCCTGGTAGCACTCCGCCTCCAGCAGTTCCTGTTTTAAAAATGTTGCTTCTCCCTGTTTTGTTTCTTTCAATTCCTAAACCTCCTTAACTGTGTGTTGGCCTCCAGCCCCTCCATTGACACCTCCTGTGGCTCCGGTTTTATGACGAACATATTGTAACTGACAAAGAAGGTGAGCACGCCATCCTCTGTCCTGTGACTGCGGCCGGTCCCCCGCAGCAGGCTGTCATCCTCTAATGTGATATACTCCAGCCCGTCCATGAGGATGTCCGCCGTCCGGTTCATTTCACGAGAGGGCTGGGGGGTATCGCCAGGAAGGTACTGGATACACATAGCCGTCTCACGATAGTATCTCTGACCAATCATCGGCTTTTCAGACGGTTCCAGAAACTGCACAAAAAAACAAGGCTCCTTAAGGCCCTGTTCTACCGCATCTGTGTAAATTTCATAACCATCGCCAAACAGTTCATTCAGCCGCCTGGTGACAGCATCCATGATATTATTAAGCATCGAACACCTCCCGAAGTTTTGCTTCCAGCTTTTTCTCTATCAGCTTCGGCGCCAGGTCATTGATTTCTTTTTCCGATATGGTAAGCATGAACTTTCCCGGGACCCAGGCCTTTTTTGCACTTACGCCTAAGGCTGGGATATAGCGCCCAGGTGTCTGCCGATGACCATATTCCACGTAGGACGCATATTCGGTCGGGTTGATAATTTCAATCTGGTAGCTATCCCCTATCCTCTGAATGTCACTCACCGTCCAGCCGCGCCTTAACGTCCCGCCCTGATATCCGGCCCAGTATTTTTGCTTTATAACTCCATTCTTTGACAGAAAGGTCCTTGTCTTACCATCGGAACCCTTTACCTTTACTGTCTTCGGTCCATCCAGTTTAGGAGCCTTGCCTACCGGTGTCCTTAACTCAACTTTTCTCAGCAGGCGGGATGCCAGTTCCAGGATACATTCCCGGTTGAAGGCATCCTTCTCCTGCTCCAGACGTTCTATCTGCTTTTGCAGCTTCTTTATTTCCCGAAAATCAAAACTTCCGCCCTTTGCCATTACGCATACTCCTTCCATATCTCCAGAAGAATCTCTTGGTGGGAGGAGTATACCGCGGCCTTTCCACTCTGGGCATAACTCTCCGTCCGCCCCTGCTGGGTGATCTCAATCCGGCATCCCGGGGGAACCACAAGCTCTGGGGCCAGAAACAGTTTGATGGTCTGTGCCACACCCGTAACCGTATCACTGCCGGCCGCCGGCGCCGTACTGGAGTAAGACAAATGGCAGGCTATACCATCCTGTACAAGGGCCTCCTCCTGCCTCGTCACCTTTGTCACAGGGTCTCTTATGGGCTTCATGCCGTAAATCCTGCATGTTCCATCGTAAGTGGCCTCTATGGCCTTCCTGTGCATCCTCTGTGCCTGTTTGATTGCCTCACTTACCATTCTACCACCCCAGCTTCCTGTACCGGTTAAGCTGCCCCTGGTAATCCTTCAGGATACCGCCTGATAAGGCATCCGCCGCACTTGTAAAGCTGGTGGATGTGTCCCCTTCCGATATGGATGATACCCGGGCCGGCGCCTCCCCATCCCCGGGACGCTCATACCGGTACAGGTCTATTGCCATCCGGTATGATGTGCTGGTCAAGCCTGCCGGAACTGCTTTTAAGTTGCAGTAGTTCCGGATAGTCTCATCCACATCCTCCATAAGGAACCGCAGGGCGATGTCCTGCGTTGTATCGCCTTCAGGTATCCCCAATAACGCCTTCAGCTTCATTAGGTCCATGGCCCCTCCTTACGAAATGGTAGCAATGAATACCTGGTCTGCATACGGGAATGAAGGCATGGCCGTGGCAACAGCCTTAATCCACCGGCCGACAGGGTCTACCGTGTCATATTGTACCACCACGATATTCCCCACAGCAGACACATCCACATCCGGATTCTTACGGAGCTCCAGCTCCTCGGCCGTGAGGCCATAGAATGTATCCCCCAGTTTCCCATCCGGCATCATAATGAATGCAGATTCCGGAAGGAAGCGCGCGGACGAATATTTCCCCTTTGCATCCTGCTGGCGGTACTGTTTGTCATAAATGGCAATCTGCGGCAGGCTCTGCTGGGCCAGGAAAGCATTCAGCTCCGCCCTGGTAAGCACCCGGTCACTGTTCACACCGTAGATTGCAGCGCGTATCCTGTGGTCCCGTAAAATGCGGTTCAGATTGGTCTTGGATGTCAATGCCCGTGTTGGTGTGAACCCGGTGTCTTTTACAATCCGGTCCACAAAGGCATCCATATCCTCCAGGATAGTAGGGTCACCGCTCCCCCATGTCTTATCAGCCTTATGCGTGCTCGGGATTCCATAATCAATGCTTGCCTTGAAGCCGTTCTCATTGATGGAAAGCTTTCCTGTGGACAGGGCTTCCATTCTCAGACACTCGACCCTGGTTTTCACTCCCGCCACCAGGTTATCCACGTCACTATAAATCTTCCGGACCATCTCCGCCTCTTCCTGGTCATTCCTGGGGCTTTCAAGGGCAATAATTTCCTTCTCGCCCAGGCGGATTTTCCTCTTGATAAGGGCCAGGTCCTGCATGCTGTAATCAGCGCCTTCTCTGGAGCCCAGTTCTGTCTCCGTATCAAACGCATGAATATGGGCAGATACGGGAAGGTCGGACGCACCCTTAATCATCTTAATTTCCATTGCTTCGGTCTTACGTTCCGGAAAAAGCAACTCACCCATATAGGCTTCGGTCTGCCTTTCTTTCGTATAATCAATCAGCTCCTGTGGTGTTAATAATTCTTCTACTCTTGGCATGTCTTAATCCTCCTTATACTGTGGGTGTGGCAGCCTTGACCTGCAGGCTCCCATCCACAAAAAATTTAATAAATGGCATCTTTTCCACCATCTGGTCCACAGCATCAACCAGGTATTCCCCCTGCAGCCGCTCCGTGTTGACGGAACCGGCAATCATCAGGGCCCCAGCCTGCTGTCCGTATGTGACCTCAGTGGTTGCGAAAAGAATTCCAACGGGTTCCGTGGAAAATGTGTACGTATAAGCCCCGGAGCTCCCGCTGCGCGCAACCTTTACCACCTTTCCATCCTTGTCCAGCAGACTGCCTGCCAGAACAAATTTCTTCCCCTCGGTGTCCGCTGTCACCCCGGTGTCCAGTACCGTACAGGTGATGTTCTCATAATGCTCATTCCGCAGGAACTCCGGAGAATTATCGTACGTCTTCTTTACTAAATACATGTCATTTCCTCTCTTTCTCTATTTTGTTTCCCATGCATCCGCATAGGGGTTTTTTGAGGTTTCTTTGTTCAGGCTCTCCGCCACTGTCTTGGCCCAGCCACCCTCTGATGTCTCGCCGGCCTTGGGTTTATAACCGGTTTTTCCGCTTCCCTGCCTAGCGGCCGCAGGAGTAGAATCCCTGAACAGGAACGCCTTACCTTCCTTCAGTGCCTTCACCTGTTCTTCAAGGCCAGTGACTTTCCCGTCGTCCCCCAGGAGCAGCTTGCTTTTATCAACAAGTCCGGACACAAGGTCAGCGTCATGGGCGGAGTCACCGATTGCAAGTTTGATGGCGGTGGTCAGCTTCAGTTCCTTCATATCCGCCTCATATTTCTCTTTGGCAGCCTTATTCTCTGCCTGCAGGTCCGTAATCTGTTTCTGGAGCTCCTCGCTGCTGCCACTGGCCTTCTTCAGTTCCTCCAATTGTTTGTCCCTGGTCTTGATGTCTTTCTCCAGTTGGACCTTTGTGGCGTTGAGGGCCTCCAGGTCCATTTTAGGGACGTAGCCCTCCAACTCCTTCTTTGATTCCTGCTCTGCCTTGACCGCCAGCTCTTCGCTGATGCCCAGGGCGACAAAATCTTCTTTTTTCATGTCCTCTTTCCTTTCTCTGAGTATAAAAATGACACGTCAGGATAAACCTGCGTGCCTTTTACACCGATTTTCTCTTGAAACTGAACTTCTCTGCGCTGTCTATCGCCTGGAGCAACCTTCCTCCAGGTCCTAAAAATGTCACCGTCAGGATATCCTGGCATTCTCCTATCCCTTTGTCACCTAATCGCAAGAATTCCCGTGTATCAATGTCTATGACTTCTTCAATCAGTTCGTCATTGAAATAGATATCGTAATCCTCTTTGTTTATATACATAGCACTCCTTCCCGTTGCGATATCGCAACAATAAAATACCACCGGCCATTACTGACTGGTGGTATCAATCCTCTATTCTTTCATATCCGCTTGTTATCATGGCAAGCATTTCTGTATACTGCATCAGGCATTTTTTCTTTTCATCCGGGTTTTCCCCTCTAAGATATTCATGTACCTGCCCATACAGTTCCATCCAACCTTCAATATCCCTTGGTGCGGCATAGCAAAGCTGGTAGTAAAGCCGGTCGCCTACATCATCGCTATTAGATAAGCGTTTTCTTAGCTCTCCGCTCTCCTGCATCGCCTTCTTTAATTCCTCCCAATTTTTATCAACTGCCATATCCACCCTCCAAAACCACCAGAAAATCCATGAGTTCCTGCATGTCCCCAACCGTCACATCTGCTCTATTCATTATACCTGCATTTACCTTTTCCATCAACCAATTAAGACGCTCTGGGAGAGGCTGTGCGAAAAGATTTAATGCAAATTCCAGGTTTGTTTTATATAGGCCAAGACCTTGATTTAAGGATTGTAAAACTGTTACCTCGTTGTCATAAGCTGTAAGTTCAACCGGAAGCCGCATTGAATTGGCAATCTCCCGGGACAACAGTTCGACACTCCCCTCTTCGATTTTTCCATACAGGACATACTCTGCAGGACTGTAATAGCTGACTGAACATGAATGCAAAAGTTCATGGATTAATGTATGATCCGGTACATCATCCCTTACGATGATGTCACAGTTCCACTCCTTTATGCCCATGCAGCTTTCCTGTTCACATCGTTCATTATCCGCCTTGACTTTCCCGCTCCATTTGCTTTTCCGTGGAGAGTACTTTTCCACTTCCGTCCTCAGCGGTATGCACCGCTTTTCCATCTGTTCAGAAGTCCTCTTTATCCCTAATCCCCCTATTTTCTCAGATTTAGGAACATATAGATTTTCCCACTCCCAATACTTCATATCCGCCGGCACGTAATACGTTTTTCCGTCCCCATCCCTAGCGGCCCGCTGTTCCCCTTCTGAAAACTCATCGTCAAAGTACGGCACCGTGGTGGACCTGCAATTGGGGTGAAAAGGCGGTGCTGTAATGCCCACCTTGTAATCCTTCATGTCAAAGACCTTACCGTCCATATCCCTGCATATTTCAGAGGTTTGGCCGTCCAGCGTGGCCAGAATCTCATACTTCTCCACTCCCAGTTCCTTCAAGCAGTCCTTTTGAGCCGCCGATGAGATGGCCGCGGATTCAGTCATGATGAGGCGCCCGGCCTGACTCCGACTGACCTCCATGGTCTTTGACAGGCTGTCTACGGCTTTCTGAGGAGACTCACCACGGATGATGTTCTGCGTCAGCTCAGTATGCAGGTTTCTGACTAATTTATCCTTATTTGTCCAGATACGGCTCGAGAAGTCCTCCCCATCCTGCGCCCATGGCCTTTTGATGACAGCTTCTATCTTCCTGCCATCCAGCCGGGCCAGATTGGTTCCTGCCCCGGTCCCTTTCGCCACCTCAAAAGCGGTTCGGTAATACTGCTCCCCATAGGCCTTATGCAGGTAATCCGTCATCCCCCCCTCGAACTCCGTTGATAACAGCTCTGCGTGCTGCTGCATCTGAAGCTTCATTGCCTCCAGGTAGGATATATGGTGGCGAGCGGATGCATTCTCCAGTTCCTTCATCCAGCGCTGGTCAACTGCATTTTCCTCTCCGGCTTTTATGTAATCCTCGACTGTCCACTTGAACTCCTCCAACTCATTCTTCTTAAGCAGCTTCTTGGCACCCGCATAACTGATGTCATTGTTGTCTGCCAGACGCTGGTACCACCGGCCAATGTCCATCTGGATACTGTTGGTGGCTCTTATGTACTGGCGCTGGACATCCTTGTAATAGGTTGCGCTGCGCTGGTACTGGTCATCCTCCAGGGAAGCCATGCGTTTTCCCCAATAGTCTGTATTTTTAGCCGTGGGGCACACCTCCTCTCATTGCTTTTCGTTTTCTTCTGGTCTATAATATCTTTATCAGGGCTACCCAAACACTAAAGAACGAGGACTTTACGCCAATTCTGACGAAAAGTACGGAGTAAGAAAAGGAGGTTTCTATGCGCCTAAATTCGGACTGTATCCGCAATATTTTAATTACAGTTGAATCAATAGAATATGATACCGCTTATTCAATGTCCGAACTTTGTAACAAACTTCCTAACTATTCAGAGGACGAGTTGAACTACCATTGCCTCCAGCTCATCGATGCAGGATTTCTTAATGCCACAGCAATAAATATAATGGGACACACAACACCGCGGGTATGGAAAATCTTTGACTTAACCTATCCAGGCCACCAGTTTTTAGCTGATATACGTTCTGATACTACATGGAATAAAACCAAGGTTATTGCCAAATCCGTTGGTTCTGAGTCTTTACATGCATTAAAAGAGATCGCTGTTGGTGTAGTCACCTCTGCAATACAGAACCAACTTGGTCTACATTAACCAACATCGTCACCGTCAACTTCGCTGGCTCATTTGACCCGGCGGAATTTTCTAATTTGTAATCTGTCACATTATTAACTTCTATCCCATCCAGGAAAATCTGCTCCTTCTCATTAATACAGACTGATTTAAGTCTCATCCCCTTCACCGCCTTCCTCTTCCTCCTGTTTTCCCTGCTGCTTGAATGCCAGCTGGTACAAATCTACCTTCTGCGCATTTTCATCTTCTTCCTTTTTCAGCTGCTTTTCTTCCTCCTCTGCATTTTCCACCCATGGATGATTCTTAAGAATGGTCTTATGGGAGATGACGCCCGTGCTTTTTGTAGCGATGTCAGCCAGTTCCGATTCGCTCCGGATGGCCGTCCTGGTCCATGTCTGCGTTATCTGCTTACACTCGGCCCCCAGATGATGACATATTGCCCGTACCAACCGGCCAAACCCCAGCTTAAACTCCGTCTCCATCAGGCCCGCCTTCAGCTCCAAAAGGGAGTACAGGTATTTCAGTGCTTCCCCGGAGGTATTTCCAAACTTCTGCGGATCCGGATCCACACCCATTCCCTGTTCAAAGATTGCTTTCCTGGTAATCTCCAGAAATTTCTCTCTGGCCTCTATCGGAATACTGATAGTCAAGGCCTCCACACCACCGCTCCCTCCAGAGCCGTCAGTCTCCACCTTAATTGCCTTGTATTCTTTCAGTTCCGCAATGAAAGACTTGAGGTCCTGGCCCCCATAGTTAGTCAGTATGAATATGATTTCCTGCGTGTCCTCGAGGTCATTTAAAAAGCCGCTGAATACCTTGTCATAGGCATCTGACAGCAGCTTTATGTTGGTTAAATCATCTGTGGGGATATTATTGTTATAAAATGGGATGAATGGCACTTCTCCAAAACCATGCTCAAACACATTCGTCTGCTCCATACTCTCATCCGGGGAGCCGGTCAGCTCATATGCGTTATACGGCTCCAACCCTGTTTCAGAAATGGAACTGCTTTTCTTTTTATACACATAGCATTTTTCTGCCGTCCAATACTCCCACACATAGATGGCCTTACCGTCAATAACATCCCTGGTTTTATAGTTCCGCAGCACGGCATCCAGCTGGCGGTCCAAGTCCGCGGAATAGACTGGGATAATCTGCTTTGGGTCAATAACCCCATACTTCCATTGCCCGTCATCATCCTTCCAGTAGTGCAGCCACGCCACCTTGCAGTTTGAGGCCTTTATGCATAAGTCCTTGCATACCTTGGCGTATTTATCCCCCAGCAGGTCTGCTATCTGCCTATTCGCCTTTTCATTTCCTACATCAAACAGCGGCGGCGCTGAAAACATATAAGCAGCCTTCTGGTTGACCAGCAGGCCGTGAAAGTTCCGCGGTATCCGGTTATCCGCATTTCTCAGCGGGTCATTGTCCCGATTCTTCCCTATACCAAAAAGAATATCATTCTTATTCTCATAATACCGTTCTGCCGCCTTGGACTCCCGGACAAAACGTCGGTGCCCTGCGGAATAGCTCTTTATTAGTTCCTTTACAATATCAATCGTCATGGCCTGTGGCATCTCACCACCTCCTTTACTTTAAGACCGATATGCTGCCTCCTTTGAGGTCTGATACCTCGTAATCATCCAGTCCATACCAGATAGCGGATAGTGTATGGGGGTCAATATTGAATTCATCCTCAATGATTTCCCCATCCTTATCCACGGCAAATGTCAATTCCTTCAGCTCATTGATGATGTTCTGACATCGGTCTGAGCATACAATACTCCTGAACCGCTTGACCTTTTTGGTGTACACCTCCCGGGACCCCTGGAACTTCTTACAGGGCTTCATCCGGAATCCCTGTTGTTTGTAATATCGGATTGCCTTTGGTTCTGCGCAGTCAGCCTTTATAAGTATGCCCTTCCATTTCTCTATGTCCTGCGCAATCTCCGGGTCTGTCTTATCTCTGGAATAATATTCGTCATACAGATAAAGAATTTTATTATCGTGGTCTATCATCATTCGTACCACAGCATTGTAGGAGGTCACGAAACCAAAGTCCATTCCGTTCTTTTCAATCGGATTGGTAATCCCCTTTATGCATTCAGCAATTTCTCTTTCGGTACGTACTTCAAACTGTGGGAACACCAGCCTTCCGTTAATACCAAAGCGCCCTTTCCTGGCCACCCGGTACAAGTCTGGATCGTGCTGCTGCAACTCGTCCAGCTGCTCGATGTAATCCGCCGGTACAAAGTAGTTGTCATCCACAGTGCTGTGGTGATAGTACGTGTTGCCGACCACCATTATTCGGTTCTGATACAGTTCCTCATCATCCAACACCTTGTAGCCGGCTGCCTTGTCCTGAAAAAAATACTTGTAAACCCAGTTGCTTTTGCTGACAGGGTTTGTGGACAGAATAATGTGATTGCTGAGGGTCGGATGACGGAGACGTCCCAGAATCTCCTTGAATCCCGCATACTTGACTTCGGAACACTCCTCTATCCAGACGATACTAACACCATTCAGGGATTTCAGCTTTGCCGGCTTGTCCATACCCTTGAAGATGATGCGGCTGCCGTTCCTGAAGCGCACCTGCATCGGGGACGTGGTAAACGTGATATAGTCCGTCACCTCCATGGCCTCCGCCACTTCCATCAGAAGGTCGTAGCAGGAATCCCGGATGGTATCGAATACCTCGCGGACCACCAGGGCCTTGCGTTTTTCCTCCAGCAGCTTCTTAATCAGCTTCACGGCAATATGGTAGCTCTTAGAACTGCCATAACCGCCAACAGTCAGATATATCTTATGGTCCCAGTCATGGACGAAATCAAAGAAATGGTCATTCAGAGAAAATTCTACCTGCTTGGTCTCAGCAATCTTAACTTCCATACTTTTCACCCGCTTTCTTGAATGTTATCTGGATCGACTTTTCTTCGTCCTTCTCAACCTGGGACTTCAGAACTGCAATCCGCGCCTTCTGCTCCTCACTGGCCAGCTCCCAGTTTTTATGCAGGAGCTCATCATACTGTTTAATAAGCCCCTCCAGCGTTTTCTGGGCTCTGGCCTGCGCCTGCAGGAAATTGCCCTGCTTGTCCCAGGCCTGCTGTACCTCCCAGCGCTCCTCTGTGACCGTCTCCCCATCCTTATGGCCTATCTTAGTGATGGTTACATCCTTCTGGTCCCTCACATACATGATGGACTGCGCCCGGATAATGGCAGCATAGGCTATCTGCACCTGGTCCCATAGGATGTCCAGCGGGTCCGTGGGCATCTCCTGGATAATGGAAACGGTCTCCTCAGGCAAGTACTTGCTGAAGAAACCGTATTTTTCTGCGTTCTTATTCTGTTTTGGAGCCCCATGGCCAACAGCATTTTGATTACCCGCAGGAGCTCCTTTATGATTAGTAACGTTACCTTTCGCATTTGGTAACGTTACTTTATCCCACTTGTCTTGATTTTTCCATTTACGAATCTGCTCTTCTGATACCTGCAACTCAGCAGCAATGTCTTTCAACTGGCGTTTCCGCCCACTGTCCAGCCATAGCTGCAGCGCTTTGTCCCTGTTAGGGCTCCTGGGTCTTGGCATAATCACCACCTCTTGTCATGGCATAATAAAAGCACCTGCAAATATCCGCAGATGCAAAAAATCTTATAAAATATCTATATTTCTCTTGACTAGCACGCAAATCCGTGCTATAATTATATTATCAAAAGAAAGGAGGAACGCAAATGAATGAATCGGTCAGCGAGATAATCAAAGACCTCTCAGAAGCACTACTCGCAATCGTCACCGCCATCTGCCTGATAGTAAAGACGAAACGAGATAGTAAATCCAAAAGGTCTAAGAAAAAGCGAAAGTAAGGTTTGGGGCTTCGGCCCCTTCCTTCTTCACATATAGTATACCACATTCATTTGCTGAAATAAACATGAAACTTTACCGTACAATATTGATAGTACTCACTGTACTTTTCCTCTATGAAGGGTTCAATGGTGAATTTGCCGCGCCAACCCTGTTTGATTGGATTAAGTGGGCTGCATGGCTTTTCTGCTCCATCACCTACGTCATATGCTCCAGGAGGAACAAACGATGCGATTAAAGGAAATACGAACTGAAAAAGGGTTATCTGTCCCAAAACTTGTCGAACTGTCCGGCGTTCCCCGTCGTACCATCCAGGACCTGGAGGCCCGGGGAGACGGCAGGGTATCAACGGCAATCAAACTGGCGGATGCTCTGGGCGTCACGCTGGATGAGCTCTGTAGGGATGAGGCGGCCGATTAGGCTGCCTTTTCTTTGTTTGTTTTGAGGTACGGGAAAGGGCCGCCTGGAGGTGGCCCTTCTTATTTGATATAGTTAAAACTTCTCTTTAGATTTCTCATCTACTGCGTCAATAAAAAATTTATTTCGCATATCGTTCAAATAATAATCTATTAGAGAACTAAAACAAATAGTCATGGATATAAGTGAAAACCATGTGATAAAAAGGCATATATAGTATTGAGCCTTGTACGATACAACTTTATCAATATATGGATTTACCATTTGCAACATAATAAGATGTTCAGGCAAAGTATCTTTAGTTATATTTCCTACCGTTGAAGTTAATATTAAAAGCAATAAAATAAAGATAGATAAGCTCATAATGTATTTATCTATGTTAAAATACCTATCTCCATTTCCTCTCATATAAGTATCAATTGCTTTTTCACGGTCACTATAAATAAAACCAATGAATACAAAGACCATACTCATAAATATACTCATAACATTTAGCAAATTATCAGATAGTAAGACTATGCCATGAATATTAATTTTCTCCCAATTAAAAATACTAAAGAATATAATACTAATAACTATAATCTTTAAAATGTTATCTTTTATATCATACAAATATTGTTTTATTATTCCAGGCAGTTCTTTTTTTCCTGTCCCTATGATTTCAATTTCGGGAAAAACTAAATCTTCAAAATCCTTTCTGATAAAGTTTTTACTATTCTTGATACATATTCTCAACCCAGGAGCTTTACATAGGCATAATATTGCGCGTTTCTCTGTAAACATTAAAAAACCATGTCCACCTAGCATTTTTAAAATTGATAACTGATTTTGAATAAATTCACTATAACTCAACACCAGCATCGTTTTTCTATCTTTACTTTGTTCCGTTGCTTCCTTTAACGCCTTCACAAAGCCAATATTATCCATCTCCACATCATCCTTTATTCATCAAACCGACCCCGATAACTTTTATTAGTTTTCCTCAATATCTTATCATAGGTTTCATAGGAATCTTCCTGAGTCTTTTTAGAAACATAAATCACCTTATGTTCATTACCTGTAGGCTTAATCTCCAGCTTTTCCCCATCATCAATAATGTCCATACTTTTAAAAACCTGTTTATAACGATTATTTAGGGACAATAACATTCCCAATTTTGCTAATGGATTCTTTGATAACTTTTCTCCATCTTTTGCCTTTAATTCCATTGAATCAACTGTATTTTTTGAATATACATTCCAGCTCTCTGTTAAAGACTTATCCAAATCTTTTCTTGGATTATGTAACTCTGCTCCTTCTGGCAATTCTAACCCTTCCAAATTTTTAAAACATATTCTTTTTACAAAAGAGCGTGTAAAAATCTCATCTATCTCCTCAATTGTATACCTGATTTCTGCCTTAATAAACGCTACGTCTCTTTCAAGACTATCGCCTACTATCTTTTGTAATCTGTCCAGCGTTAATTCTTTATTCAGAGTAGACGGATATCTTTTACTTTGAATATATATTCTCATATCCTCACAATCAATATAAAAAAATGTCTTGTCATTAATTTCCGAATCGTCTAACTCTATCTCTTCTTTAGTATCTACTGATTCATCGAATTTAGTCAACACTGTCTTATAGGATTGCACAAGTGTACCTAAAACACAATTTTCATACTGATGAATGTAAAGTGGGGCAAACGAGGAATCCTTATCATCTATTCTAGGGTATAAATTCAGTCTATTAAAGAGCATTTCCGGGTCAATACTAAATTTAAAAATATTGTTTTCATTTAATCTGTAAATATCATGAGCAGTGAATTTCATATTTTTGTCCCCCATTCGACGTTTTTCTTAATTATATCACACGCCGAATGGAAAGAATATACAAATATCCCCCTCCCAATTCCACAAATCTTACAAAAACACATCCACATTTTCTCTTCGTAATCAAATTATAGAACGCACGTTCGATAAAGTCAAATTAGAATATTTAATGAATATAAGCTACTCATAATAAAAGGACATCCTATTTCTAGGATGCCCTAATTGTATCTGGAAAACGTCATGGGGGATAAAACCAGATACCTCACCGCTTGTGTACCCTGCGGCATTGTCCCGTAATGTACAGGTCTGTCTTATGAGGGATTACACAATACCGGTTAGTCAGCCACCAGGGTATGATGCCTGGCAGCCGTAAATCAAGGAGCTTTACAATTACGAGTTATCCATTTATCATATTCTTCCAAATAGACAAATGCACTCCCTACCAGCAAATGGTTCGTTTCTAGCAGCTATTACAAACCCTTCCTTCATAGTCTGTATATAAGCACTGCCGTGTGCACAGTTGAAATACCCTACTCCATCCTGCGCTCTTATCATAAGTGAAATTGGCAAAAAATTTTCACTATTACATAAATCAGGATAAGGAATAGGCGCATCATTTAAAGCTCCTACGACTCCATTGATTTTATACAACGCCTCAAACGGAAACGTATCCTCTCCGTTGCCTCCACAACATCCACAGTTAATCGTAATACAGCTTGCTTTCTCATTCATAATTAATACCTCTCTTTCTTTGAAAACAAAAGCAGCCATCCAGTTACATACCAGACAGCTGCTCATTGTAGGGGAGTGAAAAATCAAGTCTTTTTCATATCACCTAATTTTGCATATTACAATTATAAATCGTCCAAACGGACATGGCAAGGACACGATTTTGACATGCTCCTGCCAAGCCCCTAATCCAGCATGAGGGCATCCGCCCCAAACAGATATACGCTCAAAATGCTGGTAAGCTCTGTTATCCAGCGCCTGGCCGTCCGCTCCCCATATCCGTAAATCTCTGCAATATTCTCGTATGTCATCCCATCCAGGTAGAAATACTTAAAGGCCAGATACTTCTCATGCGTATTCTTCCGACACTCCTCATCCTCCAGGAGCTTCAGGCACTTGTCTATGTGGCCTATCATGACAACGCTCCGGAGCTTGCTCTTAAGAATGCTGTTGATAAAAATATCCTCCTCCGTGAACTCCTCCAGTTCTTCCCTATTGTCCATATCAGAAAGCTCCGCCACGCCCTCTTCCACACTCTGACAAATTCTGTTATAATTCTCCATCAACTTCTTAGTATTCTGGAAAATCTTTGTGCGCTTATTTCTCTGTGTCTGTTTTTCATGCTCTTTGACCGCTTCCTTTGCGGCCAGCCTTGCCACTTCTTCCAGTGCTTCTGTCTGTTTCACCGGCATCACCTCCTCCCACGTCCAGGTGCGGACACGCCCAGCACCCGTACCGTATCCTGCCCTTGTTGTTGCGCTGGCCATCACACCCGTGACGCCCGTTGTCTATGTAGCACTGTCTCATAATACCGTATCACTCCCTTCGGCGGCTCCCGCAGCTCCGAAACCGGGCACAGGCTGGTGTACATGTAGGCCGGCGCCGTCCGGATGCGCTCCTTGATTGCCTCGTCCGCTTGGGCGGCCAGGGCCTTGCTGCGGTCGATGCGGCTGACCTTGGACTGCTTACTGCCTTTCTTTCTCATAGACACCACTGCCTCATTACGTCTGTTACCACCTTTAGGAGCTGTACTGCAAGATTCAGTCCTATATAAAATCCTGCTCCTACGATGATGCCAAAGCTGTACCATTCAAGTACCTTTTTAATACACTCCTTGCACATCTCCTGATTCTCCTTTCGTATCAAAGTTTCAGTTTGGTTCATCATGATATTTCAATGCCTGGCCGCAAGTTGGACAGAAATAATCATCATCCTCAACCACATCTGAATCACATACCGGACAGAGGCACTCTGCTTCATCACCAGCTGAATAATATGATTGATATGCTGGTGTCCACACCACCATTCTCGGCTCGCTTTTGTCTTTTAAATATTGGACTTCTCCTGGCGTCAGGCCGGTATCCTCATAGGCTTTCAGCTTTTCTTTCTGTTGCAGCATGATTGCCTTCACCCGTTGCAGTACCGACAACGTAAAAGTATTATCCCGTTCCGCGTTGGACTTTATTGCAGCATCCAGCTCTATGATGTCTTTTTCAAAATCTCTTTCCATCCAGGCTCCTTTCTCCGGTTCTCCCAGAAATCCTAATTCTGGTTACAGCCTTTTTTCACCTTCTGAATCTCTTTCAGTTTCTCAATCAGCAACGACCGGTTCGTATCGCAATCCCGGAAGAACTTCCCATCCCGCAGCAGATAGTACTCATGCCGGCCGTAACCATCATGATATTTGGCCTCATAGCTTCCTGACGCATATCCATCGAATATCCTTGCGTGATACACCTTGACCACCATGCTGGTGCCGTCCTCCAGGTCATACCGGTAGTACCGCTCCCCGGTCTGTTTCGTCTCAATCCATAACGGCCACGTCTCATATGCATCCACAAAGGCAGCCCGTTGGTCATTGTTCTTTAGCACCGGCAGTTCCGGCTGCTCTGGCTTCGGCGGCGGATTCACGATGTCATCCAAATCGCACACATAGCTGGCCAGGGCACAAACCTTTAGTTTCAACCGGCGGATATAGATGTCATTTTCGTCTACCCGACATTCCAGTCCTGCCTTAAGCAGGTTTTTTGCACGTTCCAGCTCATCCTGGGCAATCTGCAGCTCGGTCATGGGTTCCTCCGGGTCCCGGATGTCCTCCTCCGTTTCTGGAATCTCCGTGAATTCACCATCAATCACGGTATCCTGGGATTCCGGCATACCAGGGACATCGTTTTCATGTTCTGATGCCTCATCCTCAGCACTTCCCAAGAGGCTGAGTAATTCCTTTACGTACTTGCCCCAGGTCAAGCTCAGAAATGTCTCGCACATATTATCCTGGAAATGAATCCGTTCCGGGCCGCATTGATAAAAGCCGTACTCCGTTGACCCGCTGTTATGGGGTTCTCCGTGATTGCTTATCAGCTCCTGCCTCAGAAGTTTCACGTTCCCGTCATTGGCGGCCTGCGCACACAGCTTGGACATGTGATGCTGATAGAAGTCCAGAACACATTCCTCCTGGGAAGGGATAGCTGTTTTCCCCGGTTGCACATCCGCGGCTTCCTGCGGCGGACAATCCGGCTCTGCCTTTGAGGTTTCCAGATGTTCCGGGCGCCGCTGCGAACTATAACATTCCAACTCACAGTCACCGCGCCTGACGCATTCCCAGCAGCACACCCGGCTGCAGTCCTCCCCGGTTCCCGGGATGAGCTTATGGGCCTCCTCCAGGGTGCAGTCAAATTCCGGCCGGTGGATGCACTTCCCGGACTTCTCTGGATGAGCCTGTTCTGACTTTGGTAGTTCCGGCTCAGGCTCCGGCTCTTCATCCTGAGGGGCCGGCTCCAATTCAACTTGTGACGTCACAAGTTCCGGCTCCGTCTTTACTCTGTATCGGAATTGGTATTCTTCCTCCAGACGGGTATTTTCTACGTCGAATACGGTCCGTCCCGAATCCGTGTAAAAAACTGTAACGTCCTGCCGTTTAAGAACTTTGTATGATAGTCCAAAAGCAGTAACTTCACACTCTTTTTCGGGCCTGGCATATCCGGCATCCAGGTATGCTCCTACAACCGCGGCAAGGGCGGCACCATACGCATTGTCTATCGTCCTGTTTCCGGCTGTGAAATGTATTACCTCCGGCTCTCTTTCAGCTCCTTCATCCAGTTGCGATGTTACAACTTTCCCGCTTAGCTCTCCCTCATGTTCCTTCGGCTCTGGTTGCAATGTCACAACTTCCTTTACCTGCTGAGGTTCCGGCTTCCGGATAGCCTGCAGCTGCTTCACTGTCATATCCGGATTAGCCAGGGTCCGCTGTTCTTCCGTCAGGTAAGCCAGCTCCACCAGCTGGGAGACCTTATACTCCCTATACTCCTCCGCCAGCACCGGGCTGTTCCCGTCCTTACTCAACTGATCATTGACCTTGATGCACCGGCTGGCCCATCCCTTATCCCGGTCGTATTTGTCACGGACGAATTCCTCAAAATTCTGATATCCGGCCTCCTGGAAGAGTTTTCTGTCCCGGATGGCCTTAAGATAAAACCCAACCGCTATGTAATTCCTGACTGAGGCCCACATATTGGTTTCTATACCATCCATGGCCTGTGCCAGGGTCATGTCACGTTCATACCATTGCATTACTTCATTCATCGCGGCCCTCCTACTTCATCGTCTCATACATCCACTTCTTCTCATTCCACGCAACAGCCACCGGCGCCCCGCAGTCATAGCAGTCCACGTCAAATTCAGTCTCTGTCATGTTGGTCAGATACCTGGCCTGCCGGCCGCATTCACATTTCATGTACAGCGGAACCATACGCTCCATCCTTGTCACGGCCCCGCATTCGCACCGGTAATGATTCAGCCGTGTCTTGGCACAGAATCCCCTGGTCTTTCCACAGGCAGGGCATTTCATGTATAGATACCCGCCATACCCTGCGGAGATGATGTTAGGCGCCGGTTCTCCGCCTTCCTTTTCCGGAATCCCTGCTGCTTCCACCACTGTCTCAGCCTCCTGTCTTTCCTGACCTGGATAGACTGTTTCTGTCGATTCCTGAACCGGTGCCACAGCCACGCCTTCCTGCAGCTTCTGTCCCCTGCTCCCAATCAGCCACAGTGATTCTGCCAATTTGCGGAACGCCGTCCTCGCCTGGCCCTCATCCATGTCCATCACCATATATGCTCCTGGCATTGATATCCTAACTTTCATCCTGTTCTCTCCTTCCCACCGGCATGCATCCGAAATGAATGTGAAGCTCCGTCCGCCGCCTTGTCTTGATATACACATGATCCCCGCCTATCTCCTGTCCGCACTGGCTGCAGATATAGACTGGAGATTTCGGTTGCTTTTTTTCTTTTGCCTTAATAGCCATGATGCTCCTTCCCGTACTTCTCTCGTTCCCTGGCCTCCAGCTCATCCATGAACCAGTTGACAATTGGCGCTGCCACCGGTTCCTCCTCCATGGTCGGGATAGGGCCTTCCCACTTCCTGACCAATCGGGTGCCATATCTGGCCTTGATGGCATCCGCCTCACTTAATAGGACATTCCATTGGTCTGAATCCCTGAAAGGAACATTATCGCGCCATTTTTTCCAAAACCGATTATATACATCCTTGAATATATTTGATACAATTTTATTATTCACTTCTCCTCCTGTTGGGTCACAACCGGTTACAAGGATTTGTAACCACTTTTATACCTGTAAACCAGCATAAACACTAGGTTTTTTATCATCGGTTACAAAGTTACAAGGTTACAACGTTTTTCTCTCACGTGCGCGAGGTATATATAATATTAAAAACCACACCATTTTTTCATACATATATGCCCTCCTATAAGCTTATAAAAATCTTGTAACTCTTGTAACTTTGTAACCGTACCCTTCAAACACGCATAAATGCTAGGTTTTTGAGTTACAAAAGAGTTCTGATTTTTGTGACCGGCTTATAGATTTCTGTAACCCAACTCAATCAAAAGGCAATTCTCCATCTTCGGTTGGTACAAATTCCTCCTGATTATAAACACGCTCTGCCATATTGATACACGCACAGCGCACAGCCTTACCGTTGACCTTTGCTGATTTATACAGGTTGTCCTTACCTTTGGAAAGCCTGCCGGCCTGGTCCATCCATGACAGCAGTGCCTTGGGATTGTATCCACCCTCATCGCATATACGCTCGAACACACTTTTGATGATACGTACCTCATCCCCGGATGTGGAGCCAAAACATGGGTCTGTATTGCCCTCAAATTTAGCAGCATTACTCACGTAGAAATCATGGATATACTCATATCCACGGGCGCCAACGTCAACGGCCTCCTTTGAATGGAGGTATGGTTCTATGTCTTCCACGGTCAAGCCCCGGCCATCGCAGAATAACCATTCCGTGGCCAGTGCATCTGCTGTCAAAAGGATGGCAGCAGCCATGGTCTGTTTTTCTGTACTCGCTGTCCCGATGGCCTGATAGAACCCCTTATAGAGTCCGGTGGCCTTTTCCTTGGCCTGTTCCGTTGACATGAATGCCATGAAAAGCTTCCCTGCATGCCCGTAGTTTGCCCGGATTATATCAAGGACTCCAATCACATCCTCAAAAAGTTTTTCCCTGCATTCAATTTCAATGATACGGTTTATGGCACCGGCGCCTGACGCGGCATGGGTGATTGGCGATTCTCCAGATGTGATGGTACAGTTCTTCCATGTAGGCGTTTTCTGCAGTCCTCCAGTCTTTGCCCCTCTGGTTTTTCCGATTCCTTCACACAGCATATAAACCGTCTGCTCAAATGATTTCTTATCCTTCACCAGCTGGAATTCATCCAATACCAGTGGAAGGTTGTTTACAAAACCGGCCAGTTGCTCCAGCCCTACCAGGGTCCCATTAAATGTCTGGAAATACCCTGCTCCGTCATTCGGATTTGCCCATACAGACACTGACAGAAGCTGTGCAACTGTCTTTCCTGTACCGGAACCTCCCCAAAAATGCAGAATGAAGTTTAGTTTCTCAATTGTCTTTATTATCACGGACGCAAATCCAGCGGCAAGCGCTATCCTGGCCACAGAATCCGTCCTTCTGACGGCCTTGGCAACTTCAAGCCACTTTTCATAATCCCCGTATGGATGCACGGCTTCAAATACCTTTCTAAAACTATCCATTCCATCAAATTCCAGACTGTCCATATAAGGGCTGAAAAGCCCGTTTGAGGTCCATCCCAGATGGCTGACAGACTGTGACTCTGGTATGATGTTGTGGTTCAGGTCCTCTATATCCTGGAGATATTCCACCATATATGATGCATTCTTATCGGACACAGAGATATCCTTGTCGGCCAGCCGCTTTATTTCCTTTGCACTGAACAATGTACTCTTATTGGCCACAACCTCCTTCCAGCCCTTGAAATCCCGCCGGAACATAAGCTTAAGCCTCACCGTCCCATCATCAATGTTGACCAGGCGCTGTACCGGAAGGATTGGATGCACGCAGGCAACATCCATTCCCTGGCTGTCATTGCGCCGAACAATCCCTTCGTCATTAGCAATCCAATCCCCGGTAAACAGTTCAATGGGCTGGTCCTTGAAACTGGTCAGGTTGTTTACCACGCTGCTGATACCGCCCTTACGTTCCTCATGCTGGCCAAAGTATGCCTTTACCATGGTACCAAACCGCTTAAACCCCACCTTCTCGGCATTTGCATTTAGCTCATTGTATAGCTGCATATATGTAAAACCTGAGTCGCGGTGTTCGAACAGGAAGCGGTAAGGTTCTTCTGTGTTAAATTCATCCTTGGTGTAAATCTTAACTATGTCATTCATCCAACTCCCTCATGTCCTCCTGTTCCTTCCTGTCTCCAAATGCCAGGGTGATATATTTATACCGGTTAGATTCCCTTAGACTTACCGCCACTGCCCATTCCTCAGTAAACGGCTCCATTTCCGGCAGCAACTTATCAAGCATCCTTAAGGACCTGCATACTTCCCCCAGTCTACCGCTACGCCAACTAAGGAACTGCCTGTCTGCATCTTCCTTTTCCTGCTTCTCCCTTAAGAACTGCGCCCTTCTAGCCTGCAATGCCTTCCGGTTTCCTGGTCGATAGGTGCCCCCTAGCAGTCTGAATGCCTCACTAAAGGGCCTCTCCTCCATCATCTGTACAAATGTAAAAATATCCCCATTTGCTCCACAGGCATGACAATGATAGTCCTTTTCATACACCTTAAGGGATGGTGTTCTATCGCCTTGGTGAAACGGACATCTGATAAATCCCGCCCGATTTGGGTGGAACCCGTACCGCTCCACTACGTCCCTCATGCTGTATATACCCTTGATTTCTTCTACCGTCAATTCACTCACATCCCTGTAGATATTCCTTCAGTTCCCGGTACAAGATATCCCTTATCAGCCTGCCGGTTGTTTCCGGTTTGCAGAAATCCAGCTGCATTCCATATCTGGCCCGGAAGGCATCAATACTTGCCACAAGCGACTTCGGCCTCATAAGGCTGTTGTATTTCCCATTGTAAACCTTTTCCCAGTTGCCCCCCTCTACCAGCAGATATACCTTGGTACCGGCCTCTCTGGCTCGTTCAAACTCCCGTTCGAACCTTGGACGTGCCTTTCCAAAACACATACATAGCTCACCCAGGTCCATCTTCCTTTCCACCACTGCCCTGGAGGAGAAATCAAGGACCTCCCCTCCAGGCAGGACGCATCTACAAGAATAGTCTCCTACGTCAAGCTTGTGGCGCTCATGCGGCAGGCCGGCAGCCTCCAGACGGTCCCTGAGACGTTTTGTCGGCTGCTCCCGGGTATCCACCAGCAGGACCATGGACTCCATGCATCTGTCAATCTCAAAATTTGTATATGCCATACATCCACCTTAGTTGAATGGTAACCCCTCATCTTCCACGTTATCAGGGATGTTCATAAATCCATCCCCAATTGAAACGGTATATGGGTCACTGGATGTCTGGTTACCACTCTTCTTTAGCAGTGTGTCTGCTGGAACCTCAAATTTCCCAGAACGTATCTTTTCAACCGTCACCAGGGAATGACAGCTTGTAAAGAATCCATGACGGCCGTTGAAATCGTACTCCTTGTTGTTAAACAGGGCTCCTATCAATTTCCCTTTCAGGGTCTGCTCATCCCAGTTCCAGTGATGCCCCTGGTTCGATTCCTCAAAATGCTGCATTGTTGTCTTGAATCTTCTCTGTCTTGGTTCGTCCTCCTCGCTGCCATCATCCTTTGGGACCCGGAGTCTGTATGTACCTTTCCATTTCTTATCCTCACCGGTCTGGTTCTTGTAGTTCCTCGCAAAGAAATCCTTTTGCTCTCCTTCATTGATGTCGAAGGATAACAGAATCACGTCCCCCCATTTATTTTCCTGGTATTTTACGTCCAGAATCTTTAATACATACCCACCTACAGGAAGTCGCTCACTGTCAGAATAGGCGGCAGCCTTCTCATATCCGTTCAATCTCTTCATTTCTTATCTCCTTGACTCTTCTACAGCATCAAAGTCATCCATAGAATAACTATAGATACCTTGTCTTATATAGTTGTTGTACCTGACATTGTTAATTGCTTTCTCTGGTGAAACTGCCCATGACTTCGCCACATACTCTCCATTAAGCATGACCAGAAAGCACTTCTTTTTTAACTTAGTATCACTTCCCATCATTAAAAATCCTCCAATGCTTTCATCACCTGTACAATATCGTTCTCAATCTCAAATTCCTCAAATGCCCCCATCGGGGATTTCGCCGTACTGTTATTCGCCCTGGTCTCAAACAGGTATCTCCCATCAACACATTTTGCCAGCAGTACGGTTGTGAACTTACTTTCCAGGACAATCTTATTCAGCTTCTTACCGGATGTCTGGATTCTGGTAAACCGGTATCCTGCATCATCGGTCTCAGTCTGGGTGTGGGCCGTGAATACGATGGTTAAATCATCCCGGTAATCATAGCACTCCACAATCAAATCCCAGACGCAGGTGGCTAAATCCACCCACTTATCATATCCCTTCTCCTTGCTCCGCCGCATTTCATCGGCAACCATAAGCCCATTGATTGTATCTACTACTATGACCTTGATGCGTGGGCAGCTTTCCGCCAACTTCTTGATATAGACCCTGACAACATTGGCATCATCACATTTTAAATAATTCTTGTTCTGCTCATTGTACTGGCTCCGCCATCCCTTCCAGGACAGTCCTTTCTTATCCGCGTCAATGTAATAGGTGCTTTTGGGGTCCAGGTTCCTCATGGATGTGGTTTTGCCTGAACCGGATTCCCCTGCAACACAGATTACTCTTGCCATCTATTCATCCTCCTTATCATAAACAATCAAGTTCCTGCTCTGCATAATAATCGTGCTGGCTATCTGCTTCATGGAAAGCTGGCTCTCATTGTAAATCTCCACCAGGACGTTGTAGGCTTCTGCCGTCAGCCTGATGACTGGCTGCCCGTCCGGGGCCGGCTGCCTTTTTCTGGCCGGGATATGTATCTTCCCATCATCCATGGTCTGCATCCCCTTTCTGTTCCTTTGTTGGCAGACGCAGGATGGTTTCCTTAATCTGCTGGATTACGGAACGTGACTTCACGTCCAGGCATCCGGATTCAATCGCAATTATCCTTCCCAGCAGTTCCGTCCGGTCAATCAATATCTGTTTCATTCCTCCAGGAACACCTCCGCTTCAAGGACTGCCATGTCCTGCAGTACCTGATTGTAATGCTCTTTGACTTCGGTGCTGGCCGCATTTATTGCCTTGCTGGCCATGCGATAACGGAATTCAGTCCATAGACTAAAATATTTATCTTCCATGTATACCTCCTATTATTTATTGTCCCCGCAGACAAACAGATACCGTTTGTCCAGCTGCACTGCCACCTCTGTATGCTCCAGTTTCTCCAGGCTGCTCACATCAAAGCCCAGTTCCTTTAGATACTCTATACACCGCTTGACATTTGACTTAAGTTTCAGTTCCGCCAGCACTGCTGCATAATTGGCACCGACTTTCCTCTCGTCGTCCTCATATTTCTTTTTGAGCTGTGTAAGCTTTTTAGAATCATATTTAATAGCGTTCCGAACTCTCTTATCAACCGGGTCAATCTTATCTAGGTAGTAGGATAATCCATAGCATGACGCTGTCTCATAAGACATCTCCTGGCTATCGCGCATAAGGTTTATAAGCTTCTCATGCTCCCGGTTCATCTCCCGCATCGAGGCTTCCAGATTTTTAATTATGTCGGCGGCCCCACTTTCCTTGAATATCCGGTCCTCCTCTTCCTTGACTGCCTTTTCATACGCATCCTGCAGGCTCCTGAACGCTTTATCCCGGACCCTATATACCCAGTTGGTTACTTCTTTTTTGGTAAGCATCTTGCTTTTCCTCCTAAAATCCCTTACAATAAGGGTGTGTTGTTTTTTAGTTATTGGGCCTCTTGCGGTTGCCGCCGCTGGGGTCCATCTTCATTTCTTCCAATATCTCATTACTTGCTGCCTCGGCCCCCGCCTCAATCCTATCTGCGTTACCGGTCATAACGACACCAGATTGGACCATGGCCTGTATGATGATACCTTTAATAACTTGTCTCTGTATTATCCTCATCTCCTCTCACAGTCTCACGCCCATGGCCGCCGCCATGACCACGATAGATACCATCCACATCCCCAACAGCCAGATAACCGCCGGCACAATCCACTTAGCTGCCATCATGATTGGGCCGTCTCGGCGCCTCCTGCACCGTCGGAAGGTCACCATACGCCTGTGCCCCATGATATTGGTCATCACCGCAGTGGCCGGTCCCACAAAATCCACACGCCAGCCAGGATACTGGACCGCTGCTCTGGCGCGGATGCGATGCTCCGCAAATGTTTTAGCTCTCATTGGCTTGTCTCTCCTTTCTATGCTTGTCCTCCATGGCCGCCCTTAGGCGGTCTTTCTCTTCCTTCGAAATCCCAGTGGAAACATCAGATTGTCCTGCAGCGCATAGGCAATGCGCCGTTTTTCTTCATCCGTCAGTGATTCCATTGGAACATCCTGGCCATCAATTTCTATGTATTTGAATACTTTTAATTTCTGCACTATCACCACCCCTCCCTGATAGATTGTATGCGGTACCGGTTGTACTTGTTTCCTTCCTCTCATAGTCCTTGCACGGATACCACCGTGTCCGTTCCGGGCACTGGCTATGCCGACAGGTCTTGCAGGTCGTGTTAATATGTACCGCCTCCCTCGTTGCGTTTTATCCCCCTCCTTGTTATACTGTACTTACAGGCGTTGCAGCGCCGAGTACATGAAAAGAAGGTCTATACTATAATGTTTTGGGAAGATACAAAAAATTCCACATGGACAGCATAATCGAATTATTACCAGAGCCTGAGCATACATAAAGCAATAATAAATAACGTTGCTCGAACCCAATTCAAGCTTTTTTTAAGCTCTTGAACCTCCAATTCAAGAGCTTCTATTTTTTTCCACATCTCTCACACTCCTTTCTCGTCTGGTAATCCTTTTCTCGTTGTGATACAATTTGCTTATCAGCACTGCCATGCTGAAATACAAAAGAAAGGGACTTCATTTATGAAACTTGACCTTGAATGTGTCCGAGACATTCTCATAACCCTTGAGCAACAATCCGATTTTGTACGGTTATCAACCAATGACCTGTCATTGCTATTACCCCAATATTCTCTGAACCAAATAATTTACACTTGTTGGCGATTATATGAGGGAGGTTATATAAACCTGTTTCTCTTTTATCCTCCAACAAATAGTTCAGACCCTATCATCAGATGTATAGGTGACTTAACCTTCCAAGGACATGAGTTCTTGGCTGATATTAAGCCGAAAAGTAATTGGGAACGTTTATCCTACGCCTTTAAGCAAGGAAGTTCCGCATCTTTCAAAACTATCGCCAACGTAGCCATAGACTTAGGAACCGAGGCGCTGAAAATCAAATTAGGCTTAGTCACTAAATAAGCATGCTTTTGAATATATCTGTTCGTGTGAAATTCTTTTATCGATGGCCCTCATATATGGGCGAATGATAGCATCTTTAGTCTGACATTCGCCCATAGTGGTTTTTTTATAATTCGGCATTTCATCCCACCCAGCCGGTTTTTCCCCGAGCAATGGTGTCCATTCCCAATAGTTCAGACTTTTATAAATACTTATAAGTGTCAAATTTGACATTTGATTCAAGTCCGAAACTGATATCATCCTCTCTCATCTCCTTTTCCAGTTGACACACGCATGTGATAGTGGTATATTCTTTTTATCGAACATAAGTTTGGTTTCTACAAAAAATAATCAATTGTAACACTAAAATAATCTGCAAGAATTTTAAGTTTATCCGCTTTTGGTTTGCTTCGCCCGTTTTTCCAGTCAGATAGCGTTGCGGTAGCAATGCCTGTATCCCGTGAGACTTTATAGGGAGTTACTCCTTTCTCTATGCAAAGTCTCTCAAATTTTTTGTACACAAAATCACCACCTTTCCTATATAACGTATTGACTTTATCACGGAAATGCGATATATTTTAGTTACCACACAAAAATATATGTTGCATTTCCGCGATAAGAAAGATTTCCGCTCTTTGTATCGGAAAACTTTGATAGTTACAATGTATCACGGTTTTCTTTCTGTGTCAACAAAAATTAAGAAGGTTTTCTTTCTTTCGCAAAGAAAGGACTTTTATGTATGAAAAATTTGAAGAATTATTAAAAGAGAATGAATCAACGCCATATAGAGTATCAAAAGCAACCGGAATTGCTACGGCCACGCTTTCTGACTGGAAAAACGGAAAGAGCACCCCTAAAAAAGATAAACTTGCGCTTATTGCCAATTACTTCAAAGTCCCGCCCAGTTTTTTTGATGACATTCCGTCACCAAATTGCCCTGAATGCGGAGAATTGCTTAATCCATATGGAGAAGCAGCTAATTATCATGATATCCAACATGCAAAGTGGCGAAAGGCTGTTGAAAAATTTGGCTTCTGTTGGCCTAGTCCTGTAGCAGAGAATGCAAAAGGTATAGCACGAAGTAAATTAATAAAAGCTGGGGATTCCCAACCTTTAAGTGTACGTTTAGAATTATATATGGAAATCTTCAAAGCATTATTTTCCCGTAGTCTAATTGCTAATGATTTCAGTTTACTCCATCCGACTTTTGAGCAGTATATTGCCATGCTCTTAAATCAAAAACAATTTGAACGGTTAATAGATGCTGAAGCTCGACAATTATTAATTGAAAAATATGGAACGGCTGCGGGGATTCATGAAGGAGAAACCTATTATCGCGTTCCTCGAATTAAAAAAGTTTCTTCTCTTCCTTCCAAATTAAGCTATGAGGACACGAAAAAATTACTTGCGCGAAATGGAAATGAGTTTACTACAGAACAAAGACTAGAATTAATCAAACTTTTGTCCGAAATAAAATAAGGATTAATTTATGAATAATGCTATCTTCTAAACGATATATTGGCATGATGGAAAAGATTGTCTCAATATATGTTGATTGTGGTATATCTTCTCTTCCGTTTGACTGCTTTACTGTACTAAAATTTTATGGTTTTAGAATCTTCACCTATTCACAACTAAGGAAACAAAACTTACGATTATATAATATAATGACTGCTTATACGCAAGATTCATTAATCTGGGGCGATATAATTGCCTATAATGAAAAAGCAGCACCGAATCGTATTCGTTTTTCTCTTATGCATGAATTTGGACACTATGTGTTTGGGCACGAAGAAGAGGGACAGAAAGAAGAAAATGAGGCGGATATGTTTGCAGCATCTATTCTTGCACCTTATATTTTGATTCATAAGTTTAAATGTAAAAATGCCAATCAAATACATGATACTTTCGGCTTATCCTATATGGCTTCAAATAAAGCGTTGCTGTCCTACAAGGAATGGTTCCGTAACATTTCCTACAGCACAACCAGGAAGCCCACAGAGCCGGAGCAGCAGCTGGAGCATATTTTCTTTCCAGAGCCAAACTTGGTTCCGCTCATGGAAGGTATTGTTCAACCGGCCAAAGAATGTTACGCTGAAAATGACGAGGATGAACTGGATGAACATTCTAATTTTATGAAGTTTTTAGGCAGATGGCGCAGGGACCTGGGATTTGGAATTGCTGAAGATAAGTGGCTTTACGGAAATGATTTATAAGAAATTGCTTATTTTAATAAATAAACACATATAAAACTAAGGAGGATTAGCTTGTGAAAAAAATGAAGGTATTTATTACATCCGTTCTTCTATCATCTGCGTTAAGCATAACTGCACTGGCAGGGGAATGGAAACAGGACGATATTGGATGGTGGTATCAGAATGATGACGGAAGTTATACAACAGACACCTGGCAAAATATTGAAGGAAAGAACTATCTTTTTGATGCTAATGGGTATATGAGAACTGGATGGATACATACTGTCAGCGGGAAATGGTACTATCTCAATCCCACTGGAGAAATGAGGTATGATGATTTAACAGAAAATGGTATCACATACCACTTCGACTCCAATGGCTATTGCACAAATCCTAATAATGAAAGTGGCTTTGATAGTGACTACCAGTCCATATTAAATCAAGAACAGCTTGAAGCACAAAAACGTCTTTTAGACCAGGGAACATCAACAGGAAATGCCTATGAAGAAAACATAGTGTACGAACACGATGCCGCACCGCAACCTATAAAAAATAGGTTTCCTTTAGCTGATATGCAATTCTAGTCATAAAAATAATCTAACGAGGAAATGAATATGGGAACACAAGAGTCTTATTTTGATGGAGGACTTCTCCAACTAATTGGCTGGAATTTGCTTGGAGCAATCATAACATTCCTTACCTTTGGTATCTGTTATCCTTGGGCATTATGCATGGTATACGGCTGGGAAATCAAGCACACTGTTGTCGAAGGCAGACGTCTAAAGTTTACAGGAACAGCCATGCAACTTTTCGGTAATTGGATTAAATGGTTACTCCTTTGTCTGGTTACATGCGGCATCTATAGCTTTTGGCTTTCTATTGCATTAAAAAAATGGAAAGTTAAGCATACAGAATTTGCGGACTAAACAGTAAAAAGCCTCTGGATCCGCGAACTCCCGCGCTCCAGGGGCCACCACCTTGACAATAATATCCTTACCCGGGCAGCCGGGAGGGCGTGCGTGCCATTCGTTCTGAGTCTTGACAGGAAGGATGGTTGCTTATGAGTACATATGAGGAATTTCAGATTATATTAGGCGTTGCCTTGTTAATCGTTGCGATCCTGAACATGAAAAATAAGTAAGCCGCCCTGCTCCTTGGCCGGATGGGCGACTTACTAAAGTTGTTATAATTCGCCAGGACGGATAGGCTTAATCTATCTCCCGGCTGTCTTGTTAAGTATATTATACCAAATATACGAAAATTGTCAAATGTGAAAAGCGGCCCTGTTACCAGCA